AAACGTGTGTATCATATCTCTGATTCAGTGGAATTGATGAATGAATGGACTGCGAAAGTACCGCATTCACAACTTTGTAATCCAAATTGTTCTATCCTAAAAATCACAGATACCGCAAAAAAACCCACTCATTTAATGAGTTCATCTGAATTGCAATCGTTTGGTATTAGTAAATATGATCTAATTATTGATTCGTTGGCGGATTTTGTAGCTTTATCATTTGCTACAAGTGCTGTTGGTCAAATAAAAAGTATTTATTTTGAAGTTGCTCGGAAATTAGCAAAGTATGGTGGTCCTGACTCTATAGCAGCATGGGTTAATGGATATAAACCACAGACTAAAAATATAACTAATTAATTTAATTCTAAATTCTTCGCAATACAATTATTAGGTGTAGCACTTAACCAAAATTTTCTTTTCCTACTCTAATAATTTGAACCGCAAGTGATCCATCTGGTTTTTGATGAACTCTATGAATAATTGGATCTTCATAGAATCTTTGTGTTGTTTTCCATGTCAGACATTCTAGCATAGATCTAAAAAGTTTTAAAGGAGTTCCTGCAGGATCTAGCAGAACAAAATATTCAACCATTTATATTTAAATAAACGGAAAACTAATTAAGAAAAGAAACTATAGGGATGCGGGGATCAGGTTCCAATCAATCTAGAAATTTTTCATTTAATGCAAATCCTATTCAAAAACCCGTAGGCGGGATTAAAAAACTGGTCTCTATTGTTGAACGTGGTGGTCTAGATGACTTTTTATACCCCGCAAATTCAAAACAGACTTTAGTCCAACCTGTCTACCAACAATATCATCAGTTTTCTAGTGAAGTCCTGGAAACAAACTATACTGGAGATGCGCAATGGGGCTCCAGAATTACATTCACGGTACCCGTAACTGAATATGCTGATCTCTTGCAGTGGTGTTGTCTAGTTATTAAACCCGGTTCTTGGATTCCTACTTCTGTTCTACCAGGACTCTTACGCGATGATGCTCATGCTTTTGTCCCACAATCACCTGGCTCCAGCTGGACTTGGATTGATCAACTTGGACAACATGCTATTGCTCTAGCTGAACTAGAAGTTGATGGAATTGTAATTGATTCTGTTGATGGTGACTGGGCTTCTGTTGCTTCGCGGGCCTTCTTGACTTCTCAGCAAAGAAGTGGTTGGATTAATAGTGTTGTTGGCGGATCTCTTACAGGAACTGTAAAAAGACAACAATTAATTTCACCTACCGAAGATGGAAATGTTTATTTATGGCTTCCTTTCTGGTTTAGTCGTCGTAAGAATACTGGTTTTCCTCTTGCATCCTTGCAGAATAAAGATATCAAAATTCATATCACTTTGCGAAAATTTGTTGATGTTGTGCGTATGGTCTCAGAACCCAGAGAAACATGTGATTCATCACCTCTAGGTATGACCGTGTCTTATACAAATAATTCATTAGCCTATTCAAATACTAGCACTTGGACTAATTCATTGGTAATTCCTCGGTTAGCCGGTGCTCAAATGATTTTTGGTATCACTTATCTTGCAGATGATCTACGTGCTGCTTATAAATTTATGCCTCATGAAGTCATGATAGAACAAGTTATTACTATGAAATTTGCTGAACCTTTAAAGTATTCTGTAGGTTTTTCGGCAACTAATTCAATCTTAATTGCACTTCCTCTTACTTCTTTCAATAATCCTGTGCGACGTATTTTCTTTTTTGTAAGAAGAAAAGCAGTCTTCAGATATAATGAATGGGGTAATTACGGATCGCGTCTTTTAGATGAAATTGATGCTACTTGGAGTCCTCAAAAACCTATGTTGCAACGGGCAAAACTTCTTGTTGGTACTGTGTTCTTAATTGATCAACCTGAGACTTGGTGGCGCTCCTCTTCTTCTAAGGATTTGCCTGGTGGAGTTCAACTCTTTGATAATTATATTTATTCCACATCATTTGATGGTGATCGTGATACTTTTGCTCCTCAAGGTGGAACACTGAATAGTAGTCGTGTTGATTTACGTCTTGATTTAGAAGTTGAACCTCCTACTTCTTCCAATGGTGCATCTGTTGAATGGGAAGTTGTTGTCTTTGGTCTAACATATAATTGGCTGCGTTTCCAGAATGGTATTGCAAATTTAATGTTTACCGATTAAATATAAAGTCTAGCTGTAATAAAAAACTAGTACTATGAGTTCAGAACTTATGTTACCTGTTTCTATAGGTGAAGGATTAGATAAATTGACTATCTTAGACATAAAATGCACTAAGATTAGTGATGATCGTCTAGCTTCTTGCAAAAAAGAATATAATGTTCTGCTAGAATCCTTGCAGAAGTATATTGATCTGTATCCTTGGCACTACAAAATCTTGCGGGAAATTAATTTAGCTATTTGGGATTTACAGGATGGATTCCATGGAAAAGATATTTCGGAGATTGAGGCAGGAAAGATCTGTGCTCAGATTTTGGAAGAAAATGATCGGCGTTTTCGGATGAAGTCAAAGATTAATCATCTGTGCACATCTTCATTGCGTGAAGTGAAGGGATATGCTAAGAAGCGATGTTTCTTTTATGGACATCTTGGTCTAGGTGATATGTTTTGGCTTCTTGGTGCAGTTCGGTATCTAGCAACGTGTTATGATGAAATTACTGTTGTATGCAAGAAAAAATATGAAGCAAATGTTCGTCGTCTATATGATGACGATCCAACTATTAAATTATATGTTGTTGATGATGATGCAAATATCCAACCATTCCAGCAGGTGTTTGCTCCTCAGATTGAATCTCAAGGAATTAAAGTTTTTGCTTGCGGTCAGCATTCTAAGAAGCCTGTATTATATGACTTTCCTCTTTCTTTTTATGATGATTTAGGTATTTCTCGGAAAAGTAGATCTTCCTATTTCTATATTCCAAATACTATTGATTCCGAAGCTATATGGCAACTTGTTAATTCAATTGCTCCTAAATATATTGTTGTTCACCAGCAGTCACAAAATACTACTCTACCAATTTGGCAACACGTTGCAAAATCAACTGCTCTTCTTATCTTAGATTTGAATAAGAATCATTATCCCAAAGATCATGGATTTTTTGGAATTGCTGATATTGTCGTTGGAAAACCATTATTCTCATACAAAAAACTTTTAGAAGAAGCAACAGAAATTCATCTGCTAGAAAGTTCAGTTTATTGTATGGCTACTCATTTAGATCTTTCTCGGGTCAAAGTTAAATTATGTTATGAGTCTTTTGATAATAGTAACGAACGTCTCGGTGTCTTCGCTACAGGAAAACTTAATTGATGTGTGTTTAAAGTCTATTTGAATTATAATGTTAAGAGTTAAATGAGTCAAAAAGTTGCATTAATTACAGGAATTACTGGTCAAGATGGTTCATATTTAGCTGAACTTCTAATTGCTAAGAATTATCAAGTTCATGGTCTAGTTCGCCGTTCTAGCAATCATCGTAATCTTTCTCGGATTGATCATGTCTTGAAAAAGGTTACTCTTCACACCGGTGATATGACTGATGCTGCTTCAATTCATACTGCATTAAGTACAATTTGGTCTTTAGTTAAGGATTCTGTAAGTGTTCTTGAAATCTATAATTTGGCAGCTCAAAGTCATGTTCATCAGTCTTTTACAATGCCTGAATATACTGCAAAGGTTGATGCATTGGCACCTCTTACTTTCTTGGAATGGATAAGGCAATTATCTGTTGAAGAACGCAAGTTAGTTCGTTTTTATCAAGCCAGCACTTCGGAACTTTTTGGTCGTGTGCAAGAATCTCCACAGAATGAATCTACTCCATTTTATCCTCGTTCACCTTACTCTATTGCTAAGTTATATGCTTACTGGATTGTTCGGAATTACAGAGAATCATATGGGATCTTTGCAGTAAATGGTATTCTGTTTAATCACGAGTCTCCGCGCAGAGGTGAAGATTTTGTCACTCGGAAAATTACAATGGCACTCGGTGAAATTGGTTTGGGTAAAAAGGAATTTCTAACAATTGGTAATCTTGATGCCCTGCGTGATTGGGGACACGCTCGGGATTATGTAGAAGGAATGTGGCGAATTGTGCAGGCTTCAGAACCTGAAGATTTTGTTCTTGGAACTGGTGTTCAACATTCTGTGCGGGAATTTATTGAACTTGCATATGAAATTGGATTTCAAAGCACTTTGAGATGGGAAGGAACTGGTATTGATGAGAAAGGGTATGATTCTGCAACGGGTGCTCTGCGTGTCTGTGTAGATCCTGCATTCTTTAGACCTGCTGAAGTGCAGACTTTGTTAGCGGATGCTTCCAAAGCTAGAGAAAAGTTAGGTTGGATACCTACAACATCTTTTAAAGATCTAGTTGGTGAAATGACTGCTGCTGACTTGCAGTGAAAATCTGGGAATAGTATAGATGGCTAAACTTTGCCCTGTAACTTTGAGTATTCTTTTTGCTGTTCTTTTAACACTACTTTTTGTAGGAAATGCTGTCATTGAAGGCTTTGCTGCTACATCACCTGGAACTAATGTACAACTCCAGACATCTCATGTTGCAACAGCAGAAGATGAAGAGTATTATCGTAAAGTGTATCCTCGTGTGGTGAATCGTGATTTGATTCATATGACTGGTTCTGGTCTCTTTGATGATAATTCAAATGAACCAATTGTGAATCCGGGATTTCCTTTAGTTTCTATGTAAAGTAAAATTGAAAACTTTTTTTATCTGTAAAGTAAAGTAAAATGCCTCGTTTTGTCCGCATCTCAAAAGAAGTAATTCATATTCCTTCTTTGGCAAATGTATCTATGGGAACAACTTGTTTGGGGGCTCCATTTCTCTGTTTCTACTATCATAATCAAAAGAATCAGACAATTGGATATGGTTTCGGAAAGTGGAATGATTGTGAAAGAGATCTAATTCGTGTTAAGTCTGCAATGATTGAAATTGAAAAGATTATTGGTGAAGTTCCTCTAACTGAGGAAATTAAAACTCCACTTATTGAAGTTAAAGTAACAGATCCTTGAATGCTGTTAATTCATTTGGTCTGGGTGTATCAGGTCTTTTTCCTACAAGGAGTCCTCTAAACCATGTAGAATCTTCAACTGATGCTTTAATCTCTTCAAAAGAGATTGAAGGATTTACTAGCAAAGATGTTGCAATTAGATTAAATGCCAATGCTGTATTAATTTGATCATTATGTTTATACTTTATCATCCAGGTATCAAATATTGCTTTTTTTTCTTCTGTAGATTTCACACTTTGTGCGTCTATTACGCTAGCAATATGCTGAACGAAGTAGATCCCTCCAAGAACTTTCCACCAAAAAAGAAATGCACTGCTCATCATCTCATAAAATTCATTGGGATTTATGGTTTCAAAAATATATTTGGCAAACATCTTACCATATCCATAACGGCGACACTCATGAAAGATCTCAAATTCATTAAGAACTACTTTATTATCTTCCTTGTAAATACTACAAAATCCCACAATCATATCATCTGCTTCTAGCAGAAAATATTGTTCTGAGTTGGCTATTATGTAGATTGGATGATATCCAATGACTGAAATTTCTCCATACAAGAGTCTATCAACTGCCTTTCTTAGCTTCGGATCTTCCGTATCACAGTCCTTCAGCGGAAGAATTTGCATGTGCGTCTCCATTTCTACTCTTGGGCTCGGATTTATTGTCTGACTGATGCTCCTTGAACTGGAAGTCTTAATGTTTGCTTAGGAATATATCCTTGCTCATTAAAGTTCTGCGGTCCTAGACCATTTAATGCAAATCCTAAATTTCTTTGTTTATTATTTACTGAATAGAGTGGTCCAATTCCTGCTCCTCTATTACCTCCTTCTGCAAGTTGCTTAGCATAGGTTGAACCCTGTATAAGTTTTGGATCTATTCTTTTTCTTTGTGTTATATTATTTTTATTAATTCTGTTAGTTTTATTTTGGTTTTTATTTTTCCTTGTAAAGAGATTTGTATACCATGATCTTGCTTTTGGTGGTGGAGGTGGTAGTGAAATTGCTTCACTTGGTAAACCGTGTGTGTCTTTTCTGAAGGTGCATAGAGTCTTGCGACATAGATCAGGACACATGTATTTTTCTTTAGGATAATCAGGTAAATCAAAGAACTGAAAATATGGATAATTAAAATCTCCTTGACCTTGGAATTCTTCTAGGGATTGATTTTGAGGAGATAATTTAAATTTCGTATAAATAAATCCATTATTCATAATATTATCATTTGTTGGAAGTTGAAAATGCTTTTTAAGGAAATGTGAATGTGTGAAGACTACTCCTCTTCTAATTCCATCGTTTCCTGCAGAAAATACAGAAGGATTTGTTCCCAAGAATTTAAGAAATAAAAGCATATTTGATTGTGTTTCTCTTGTTTGCTGATCTCTGTAATCATTTCCATCATCTAATTGCTCCAAAATTTCTCTGGATTTTATTATGCTTCTTTGTTTTTGAGAATCAAAAGGTATATTATCCCATGATCTTCCAGGTTCACATATATGCGGAAATACATGTATCGGCTTTTGTAGATGACCTGCAGTGTATCTAGCAAGTTGCCAAAATGCTGTTAATTGTGTTCTCATTAATGCTGATGCTCCAACTATATATGGCTTTTCAGACCATTTCTCATTAATAAAAACTTCTAAAGGTTTTCTAAATACTTTACATCTTTCAATTCCTCTTCTTGTCAATTCAGGATCGCCATACAGAATCTGGGTACCAGATAAAAATTCCTTTTGCCATGCATTCGCACAGGATTCTCCGTGACGAACAAAGATTATTTCAAAATCCATCCCTATATTCAATGCTTAAAATAAATCGTTTAATCACATCCTACTTTTACTCCTATCATTGTCAAAAATGCGGTCTGTGTACCCAAGGCATAATGCAAGATTTCTCCTAAGATGAAGAAAGCAGCAAAAGTTATTTTAATATTTATCCCACTTGTAGCAGTTATTATCCATGCACCTAAAAATGTTAAGAGTGTATCAACTATTGCTAATCCTGCAAAGCGATATGAATGAGCTCCTTCCCCTGGCTTTCCAAATAAATATCTATAAGGACATTGTGTCATCTCTTTTACGCGTAAGATAAAAATTATTTTCATCTTATGTTTTTTTAATGGCTACTCTGTGTTCTAAATGTAAAATAAATCCAAAGATTCATCACTTCGTTAAATTTGGTTCACTTAATGGAATGTCTTTGTACTATACAAGTCCTGCAAAATCAATAGAAATAATTGATAATCCAGAGAAATTTGTCTATTTCAAGGCTCATTTAGAACAGGCAAAGGCTGAAGGAAAATGGATCTGGATTTTTGATTGTGCTGAGATGAGAAATGAACATTTTGTTTCTATTGATTTTACTAAAAATCTTTTTAAAGAAATATCCGAAAATCAACTAAATTCACTAATGGGTATTTGGGTTATTCATCCCAATAGTTGGATGCGCACTTCTATTTCTGTAGTAACTCCTCTTTTTAAGAAGGAAGTCATTTCTAAAATCAAAGTTGTTGAAGGAACACGTCTAGAACTTATCTCAAATCTTGAGAAAATGGGTATTGCTGGTCCTGCTTCTGAGTGGCTTGGTCGGGAATCTGTGATGGTTCTAAAGGCTCAGAGTCAAGCGCAAGCAAAGAAGGTTGCTTTTTAGATATTCTATTTCCTTTAGAATCATATAACCATAATTCATACTTATAACCTTCTAGGATAGATGCATTACTTCGTAAATTACTTCTATCTGGATTCCTAGTATGTGTCCAGATAGGCAGAGTCTCAACAATTCTTTTTTCTTTCGGTAAAAATATATCTGGCGACCAAAATTTATTTAGTCCATTCTTATCCTTGTATTCTATTATTGGCACTTGTAATTCATCTATTTTGATTTCATTTTCTTCATATTTGTTTAATAACTCATCAAATGCAAAACCCTCATATCCTGCACATTGAATCTTCTTTCCATTTGATAATGTGTGCCATTTCAAAACTCTATCATTTTTTGTATTAGTAAAACATATAAATTCATTAAAATTTGGAAATTCGGGTGGCTGCATTCCCATTAGATGAATAGTGAATCTTTGTTTTAGGTTTAGTTTATTTTTCTTCTTTTTAATGTTCTGTTTAACTAATGTTAAATAATGTACTTTATCAAGATCATCCTATTATTAAGAATAAAGATTGGTTATTAGGTGTCTTGCATATTTATAATGCTGCAATTAAGGGACTGCATCAAGTTACACTAAATACAGTCTGTTGGGATATCTTGCAGAAAATTAATAGAAAACATGCTGAATTAGTTGCTATTTCTTTATCAAGTGATTATACAAATGGCATGCTAGAAGCAGCGCATTATTTTGTTAAGTTCTTTGCTCCCGATAATGGTCAGCTTTCAAATATCAAAGATAAACTAATTGAAATGTTAGATTTAGATATTGAACAAATTACTATTTTGATTAGTTCTACTTCTCAGACCACATCTTTCCAATCTTCTTTGCAATATCAGGTAAAGCCATTGACGGATTCTCCTTCTTTATCTTAGCGTAGTTATTCTTGTAAAACTTAATATACGGAGATAAAGCCTTCTTTGTTTTTCTTGTTCCTTTTGCTTTTACCTGCACCTTTGCTACCTTCTTGGCTTTTTTCACCTTGCGTGTTCCTGAACCATACTTCGCCTTCTCAGCATCAGATAGTTCACGCCACATTGCTCCAATCTCTTTCGCTAAACCACCGATATTTGAGTGCCGGGAAGGATCAGCCTTTACCATCTTCTTACGCTGCTCCATAGAAAATGCAATATACGGATTCATCTAATTAGAACGCAGATAAAAATATTAAAAATTGATATAAAATACTAAGTTATACAAAGTAGGGAAAATGAGTATCTATGTACTTAAGTTGCAAGGTGGTAATTATTGGGTTGGACACACTAATTACCGTATTAAAGGAATCCAGCAATTTGTAAATTCTTCTGAATGGACTATTCTTCATACACCTATTTCTATTTGTAAAATATTAGATGGTAAAAAAAATCTTGTTGATAAAGAAGTTAAAGATTTAATGGTAACTGAGGGAATCCAACATGTTCGTGGAGGTTCATATTCTTCACCTTCTCTTGACGAATCTGATATCTATAATTTGCGGGAAGAGTTATTTGGTAATGCTGATAAGACTTGCTTTCTTTGTGGATGTAAAGGACATTTCTTGCAGGATTGTCCCGATGATGATTCTGATGATTCTGGTGATACTATTTCTGAATTCTTTGATTCAACTGAACCTTCTCCTGCTTTGATGCCACGTCCTGCTGCTCCTTTAAATTTTCCTCCTTCTTTTGAACTTAATCTTTCGGCTATTGATTCTGCATCAGATGATTCTGAGTAATTATTCATCCTTCTCCACAACATAAATCTTATGCGGATTTTTTACTTTATTTGGTTGCAAAAAACCATCTTCATAATATTCACCTTCTAGCAGATCAAAGAATTCGCGAACTCTATCTTTATCGTAACGAAAGAATTCACGTTGATCATTAATACGCTCTCCATAAATTGCCAGAATCTTATGGAGCGCTTTTTCCTTCTCTTCCGGATTTAATATAAATTTTGCAAATTCAACCTTGAATGGAAGAGGAACTCCTGTGCTTTTTAACTCTTTTGCTCTTTCCTCTGGCTTACCTAAAGTAAATCCGACTTTTACAATACCAGGCATTGCTGAATTTGACATACAATACACATATCCTTGATTCATAATTTATTAGGCTTTTTTCTAGTAGGAATTTTAACGCGGTAAAGTAGTAATGCACTCTATATCCGATTATAGAGTCACTTCTGATTGGTTCTATATTACAATTGCCGCTATTATTGTTGATACTATTGTAATTTTTTTAACAAAATTTTCTCCTAAAGATCCCTATTTTGGTATAACTGCTCTAGATGATTGGTATACTAGATTTGGTATCTTGGCTGTTGGTGCGGATGTTTTTAGTCTTATGATCGGTATCGGATTTGCTCGTTATATCTATACATTAGGAGGATTCAAAAGTTCTTTTGTTTTCTTTCTTCTAACAGTTATCCTTTTTCAACTCTGTCATGATATCTTTTTCTTTCTTGCAGTCATTGCTCCTATAACTCGTGGTCACAATGAAATGATTGATGTCTTTCAAGATTATGCTGCTGAAAATGGCGGAAAGATTCTTGCTGCGGATGCTCTTTTAATGACTGGTGGGGTTGTGGGTTCTATGATTCTTAAGGGACTGCCAACTCATATTAATGTGATGACCTTAATTATTACGTTATATTCTCTTTGTTTTATTCTTTATACAAAGATATGAGTTCTTGGATAAGAGGAAGAGGAAAAGGACGGGCATCTACAACTCCTGATTTGGCTCCGCGTGATCGTGTTTTAATTGGTGTACAGGATAATCTTGTTTCTGCACAGATGTCTGGAGGATTCGGTAATCGTATATTTCAGATTCTTGCAGGATTAGGTTATGCTGAGCGTACTGGAAAACAGTTTGTCTTCTTTGAAGAACATATTACTAATAATCCTCATACTCCTCCGGTTAAGATGCGGACAATGCTCTACGCTTGGTTTCCACAAGTCACAATTTATCGTGGCAAAGTATCTTGGACTGACTTTGTTGATACAGGTTCTCCTATTCCTGATATAAGTGGATCTGTTGCTATCCGCGGAAATTTTCAGAATGATGCTTTCTTTTCGCCTAATGCTAGAGATACCTTCAAAATCCCAACGCCTCCTCAACGTATCCTTAATGTAGATAGTATAGACTTTACGCATGCCTATTTTATTCATTTCAGACTTGGTGATTATGTAAACTCAGATTGGGATGTAGATCTGACTACCTACTATCCTGATGCTGCGCGGCGTATTCTTCTGCAAGATCCTCTTGCTACATTTTTAGTTTTTACTGAGGAACCTGATAAAGTGGATATGAAGAAATTTAAATTCCCTACAATGAAAATGGCTATGATGCCTGTTGTTGATATTTGGGAAACTCTTTGGTTGATGTCTCGGTGCAATGGTGGAATTTGCGCAAATTCTACTTTTTCTTGGATTGCTGGATACGCTTCTAAAGGAAATGGTTCGTTCTATTTACCTAATATTTGGAAACGTGATGGTTCTGCAAGAGGTTTGGCTACTTGGGCTATTACCCTACCTATTAAACCAGATACTACTCTTTTAGAGCCTGCTAAGGTACAAATCATTATTCAAGAACTTGTAGAAGAAGTTACCCCTCAGCAAGAAGTCCCTTTCCCTACAGTTGAAGAAGCCCCTCAGCAAGAAGTCCCTATGCCTACAGTTGAAGATGCCCCTCAGCAAGAAGTCCCTTTCCCTACAGTTGAAGAACAAGTTACTAACCCGACTCCTGTGCCTGTTCAACAAAGCAATAAAGACAGAAAGAAGAATAGATCAAATAATAGTGAATAATTAATTTTTACCGACCAACTTAGTAGAAATGCTGCGGCAAATTGTTGCGTATTTATTTGTTAGTCTAGTATTTTCTCAAGATTGCACAAGTTTAACTTCACTTGGACATTACACAGGAGACTGTCCTTTTAATCTTGGTACCCCATCATGCTCATATATTCAACAGAATATGAATCAAATCTGCACAAATGTTATTTATAATGGTATTACTGTCAATGGACCTGCTTGTAATTTAAATGGTGAAGGATGCATTTATAGTCCCAATATGGCAGAGATATCTGAATACTTTTGCTGCACTCTTGTTTCTCCTTCTGCTACTCCTACACCTTCAATAACACCTCCACCTACTCCTACACCTTCAATAACACCTACTATTTCTAAAACTCCTTCTTTAACGAGAACACCTGTTTATGTCTATGATTCTCAAACTGATTTTAATAGTTTCCAAGGAAATAAAGGTTGGACTTACAATTATTATAAAGAACCAAATTATGGTCCTCTTCCTGTTCTTGGTAATGCCGAAGGTAGTACGGCTTGGATGTATTCTCAGAATTGTGCAGGTTGGATTACAGCCACAACTATGATGCCTAATGATGGAATTACTTGCAATACTCCATCCTGCGGTACAGTAAGACCTGCTATTAAGTGGTCTAATCCATTTCCACCTTCTGATACATCCTATTTTCTTGTAACTCTTAGTTTAAGGCATTATGAAAATGGCGGTCAAGGTGAACAAATTTGGGTAAATATTAATGGTGGATCTGCAGTCTATAGTCCTGTTATTACATATGCATCGGGTACTCTTACATGGAGTTCTTATGCAAATATTAATACATTTGAATTAATTGTTCAACCACTGAATGGATGTGATTATGCTAAGGTAAATTATCGTATTACAATTATGTCAGTTCCTATAACTCCTAGTCCAACATCTACTGCATCTAGAACCAGTTCGGCTTCCGCATCTAGATCAGCATATCCTACATTTACTGCTGGACCAACATCAACTGTTACTCCTTCTACGTCATCTTCATCTTCATCATCTGCTTCTATATCATCTTCATCTTCATCATCTGCTTTATCTTCATCATCTGCTTCAGCAACAGCAACATCTTCATCATCGTCTTCAGCATCAGCAACATCTTCATCATCGTCTTCAGCATCAGCAACATCTTCATCATTGTCTTCAGCATCAGCAACATCTTCAGGATCTTCTTCTGCTACTATGACAAGTTCAGCATCAGCAACATCTTCATCTTCATCTTCCAGTTCGGCAACATCTTCTGCATCTTCTACAGGAACAGTTACAATGTCTTCAACACCATCTTCTTCTGCTTCATCTACAAGTTCTTCTTTATCAACACCTTCTGCAACATCAACTGCATCTTTGACACCCAGTGTTACTAGTTCTCCTTCTCCTAACTGGTTCAAACCTCCAGAAATACCACAGAATCTAACAAATATCTCTTCAGCAGAAGCTATTGGATTCATAAATACTCTTGCTGCCTATGATGCCTCTGTTATCCAAGGAAGTCTTAATGCTCTTGGTGCTGCGCTTCTAGCAGGTGCTGCCAATGGATCAGTTTCTGTCCAAACAACACAATTTAAAATGACTCTGCAAGTTCTGCCAGAAACAAACGGCACTGCAACTCTAGCATCTGGAACTACTAATATTGCAATGCCTCCACTTAAATCTCTTGTAGAAGGTGCTGCGGCCGCTTCCCTTATACAATGGACCAAAAATCCTTTTGTATCAGTTATTCCAAATGAAAAACCCGATGCTCCAGTTGTTTCTTTTAGTGTTCTAGATTCTACTGGTAAAGCTCTTTCTGTATCAAATCTATCAAAACCCATCACAATGTCATGGAATCAGAATCTTGGATTAGATGATCCTCGTATTCAAACTCCTCCTTCATATGTTATTCGTTGTGATACTGCTTTTGTATATCTAACAACTGGAGGACAAATGACTCTTTTCAAGGGCGCAAATCAGACACGTCGTGATCTGTGGGAAGTTCCATGTTTAATGAATTCTACTAACTATGTACAATGTACTTCTTTCCAACCTTATACTTTTCAAGCGTTTGATTGTCCAACCCCTTCTTTTGATCATAGTTGCATCTACTGGTCAACTTCCTTGAAAAAATGGTCATCAGATGGTTGTAAACCCGCTTATGCAAATCTTACATATGCTTCTTGCGAATGCACCCACTTAACTGATTTCTCTAGTCGTGTAATGGCTGTTGTTCAATCAAATAAAGCACTCTTTGATAATGCAAAAAATGTTTATTCAGCTGCCGGTTTAGCCTCAAATGCTGAATGGTTTGGTCTATTTGGTGGACTTGGTTTATTAACTTTGTGTATCGGTATTATTGTAATTCAAGTTGATTTGGGTTCTACTCGGCGTTATGTTCATTCACTTCTTCGCAATAAGTTCCTGCGCGAATTCTTACATAGAAGACCTTCTTCACCACTCTATATTTATGATATTCGCTCAACTATGGATCGCTTCTATAAAACAATGAAACAAGAACCTATCGCAGCATCCTCTACGGTTTTTCAACGTATCTTGCAACAACATCCCAGTTTACAATTTATTTTCCGTTATGATCCCCGTCTTTCTCGTCTATTCCGTCTTCTCTTCTTATCCATAGTTCAGTTCCATTCACTCTTTATTACTGCTCTTCTATACGGATTTACTTATGGTGCTGGAGGAAAAGCCGCTATGACTATAATTGAAACAATTATGCTATCATTAATAACTATGACTCTTAATATTCCTGTTGTTCAAGGATTGGTCCGATCAATGAATCATGTTGGTACTCTTGAATTTCAAGCACAGTTTCCTGTCCTTCATGAAGAATATCAACGCCGTTCTGCATTTGAAAAAATTGCTCTTATTTACTTAAATAAGAAAAATGGAATGGAACTTGATCCCGAATTTCTTAAAATTAAAGGAGTTGATGAATTACAAGAATTAACTCTTAAAGAATTACTAAGAAAAGCAGCGGCAGTTATTTCAATGCCTTGGAATCTATTAGATTTTCACATGTCCTGCTGGAAAGCATGGCCTGCTCATACTTGGACTGGTGCTGGATTTTTACTTGCTGCTATGGGCTACTTAGGGTTTGTTCTTAACTTTTTAATTCTTTTTGCAGCTAATCATGATAAATCTGTTGGTCATGAAGTCATGACAAGTTGGGGCATTTCACAGATTTCTAGCATCTTCTTAATTCAACCTGTTACAATCTTATTCACATACGGTTTTTACTGGCTCGTAAATCGTTATTCAGCTTATTTACCTGTCTTTCTCCGAACTCTTGTCATAACTCCTTCTGTCCGATCAATTCCTTCTCTATTCTATTTTAGTAATCCTTGGTCATATGCTTCATATTCTCCTTTAACTGCTGAATATGCATATACTATCTTTACTCGTTGCTCAGCGTATGCTTCCCATTCTGATGAATTAGCATATGCACCTATGGGTGCTATTGTTACAAGTTTAGGCGCAACTGAAAGTGTGGTTATTGATGATTCTGATCAAGCAGATGAAAAGACCATTAAAGGATTATATGTTAAATTTTGGGTCACATATGGTGAATTAATGCGTTAATTAAAATTAATTGACCAAGGTCTAAACAAAACTCTTAAAGATAAAGTATGGCTGAACAAACACATTGGATCCCCGGAGGTCCACAAACCCATTTTTTATCAACAAGTCTTAGGCTTGTTAATGAAAAATCCAAAACACGATTTACAAATGCGTTAACTCCAGTTTTAATGACACTCCATCGTTTAAAAAGTCGTATTGATGATATGGATCATCAAAGTATCTGGGATGAATTTAAGAAAATAACAAATCCGTATGAATTTGTCTTCCTGTCCTTAGCAAAACGAATGCAGTATAGTGTGGCACGTAAAATTCCTCTAAGTCGCTCTTATTATAAGATGGTAGAAATCTGGCAGAGTCTAGGTTTCATCAATGATATTCCTGCAGAATTTACAACGGCGCATTCAGCTGAAGGACCGGGTGGATTTATAGAAGCATGTGTAGATATAGCAAAGAAAACAGGTAGAAACCTTAAATATTCATTAGCAATGACTCTGAGATCAACTGATAAGAATATTCCTGGTTGGAAGAAGTCTCAAACATTCTTGCATGATAATCCAAAGGTTGAGATTACCTATGGATTAGATGGAACAGGTAATTTATATAACTGTAAGAATCATGAAGTTTTTAGGAAACTTTTTGCGGAGAAAGGTGATGAAGAAGGAGCAGATTTATATACAGCAGATGGAGGATTTGATTTTACGAATGATTTTGACAATCAAGAAGAAAATGTCATTCAACTTCTTGTTTCCGAAATTTTGTTAGGATTAACAGTTCTTAAGAAAGGAGGAATCTTAATCGTAAAACTTTTTGATACAGTTTTACAGCCAACTATTGAACTTCTTTATTTGACAACACGACAGTTCCGTGAATGGACAATAATTAAACCTAGGACAAGCAGAGCTGCAAATTCGGAAAGATATTTAGTCTGTAAGGCTTATTTGGGTAAAGATGAAAATATACTAAATCTGCTAGAGCTTGCAGTGAAACAAACAGAATCAATTGTTAGTTTTTTAGACCCGGAAATGCATAGACAACAAGAATATATTGAATTTCAGAAAAAAATAATGGAATTTTCACAAATTTTGTCGGAACTCCAAATAATTGCAATAAAACGAACATTGCATGTTATTGAGAATAAGACATCCGAAATACTCAGAGGAGAAATCAAAGAAAACATCCTCAGAAGCCTTGAATGGTGTCAGACTCATGATATTGAGATTAATAGATATTATCAAGAAAATACGATGGAGTTTCTGCTAGAAAAGTTATCAGTGGAACTTCTAACTTCTAATTTTGGTTCTTCTTCGCACCAGCAGGGACTTTTCCCTTCACGTAAGTATCCACGAGGACACTTCCAACTTCGACCGACGCCTGATGTTGTGTCTGCTTCCCTGCCTCCATCTTCTCCATCTGAGTTATCATCCGCTCCAGTACAACCTTGTCAAAGTTCGGAACAAGAAGCATGGCAAACAGCCGAGGAAACTCGGTCTGGTAATTGGGAAACTGTGAAGCGACCACAGCGGCGGAATTGGAAAGGAGAGCCTTAGCAACCTCATCTATCATCTTGCGAATACGAACAGTCTTTGACTCATCTTGTGATCCGCTTAGATCATTTAGAGGAACAACTTTGGCGGACATTCTTGTCTTTATTCATATATAATTCAAAAATTCTAAACGTAGATTAGGGATGGCAACAAGAAAGTTGACTTTAAAGCAGAAGCAGCTTGCAAAGAAAAATAGAAAACAAACTAAGGAGAATAGAAAGCAAAACAGAAAGCAAAAGAAGCAGAGTAGGAAACAGAAGAAAAGGACGCAACAGAAACAACGAGGAGGTGCATATCCATTATTACCTCAGACACTTTGGGGGCCTGGTTGGCCAATGGCTGCAACTCAGGCTAGCCCAACAGGTCAACTTCCTGCTCCTTTAGCAAATGGAGGAATGTATACTGGTCCTCAGTCAACGGGTCCTTGGGCATCAACTCCTTTTCCTCCTACACAATATGCACATGCCTTAGAAACAGGTCCTGCCTTCTTCCATCAGAGACCAAATGACAATTTTGGAGCAAGTTTTAGTCCTGCATTCCCTAATCCTCCAGTCAATCATAAATTGTAAGACTCAAATAGGATGTCGCTTATTAAGAATGATGCCCGTGCGGCAATTCCCCCGGAATACAGTCAAGATGATCCACGTAATCCAAATAATCTGATGAATGCAAGTAATTCACAACTCCAACAGATTGCAGCAGATTCAGTTTTTGATTTCAAGCAGAAGAAATCGCTCAGATGCAAACTCCAAGAAGGATTTCGGATTCAGGCGTATAAGAAACAGTTAGAACCGTATCAGGTTACAGCTGTACTAAGCATCTTTGCACTTATGGCGCTAGTTATTGTGGCAAGACTAAAGATTCAATGAGAAACTGATGGTCCATAGTTTTCCTGCAGTTACAGCCTGAAAGCACATTTTATCTAGACGTTTCTCTTCAAGATAGCGTTTGTTATCTAGCATATACATATCAGGTTCTTTCTCAGACACAAGTTTGAAACGGACACCAAAAGAAGCATAATACTGAACAAGTTCTAAGAGTTTTGCCTCTGTGACCTTGGACAGATCAACAGGTTTTCCATACCAGGTTGCAAGAGCATGAGTCATGAACATCAGAAAGAATTCAAACATACCTTGTGCATCTTCGGTATCAATTTCAAGTTGGATAGATCTAGGAGGTTTAGGATCTGATCTCAAAATTAATTCAAAAAATTCTTTACTATTATCCATTAATTCAAGCAATGATTTCTTTTATGAATTCTATCCGCTCTCCCCTCCGAATAGCCCAATCAATAATTTTTCTCTGATTTTCCACTTTTTCATGAGTTGAATGAATTTTATTATCTTTCATAAATGCACGAATCTTCTTATCGTGATCAATAATCCGATGAGTATCAGCCTTTCCGATCTCTTTATCAGCTATTGCCAGATCATGTGATACACACAGAGGTCTATGGAGAATAGGAGTCTTAGTTGAGATACGCCATCTCTTTTTATCTTCCTCTGGGATCAAGTCTTCTATACAAGTAGGTCTCTTCCAGTTCATTTCAATAGTACAATCCGATGCTAGATGACCTTTTAGACAGCACTTTAGACAAGTAATGCTAAGACGGAAAGGACAAGTTTCATAGTCATGAGATGCTTTTGGTAAACTAGGAATATTCTTTTCACAGAAAGCACAGGGCATTTTAATTTTGTTTGGTAAAGTATAGGATGAGCGCTAAACAAGTTCAATTTTTATTGGAAGTACGTAACCAGATTAAACTCTATCATTGGCAAACCTATGAGCATAGCCGTCATATGGCTACAGATAAGGTCGTATCTGCATTAGATGAAAGTATAGATATGTTTGTAGAAGTCTATATGGGAAAATATGGAAGACCAAAGATGACTGGAGCAACAGGAACTTTTACTCTAAAGAATCTTTCTGAAAAGGCGGCTGTAGCCTATCTTAGAAGCGCAATTCAGTTCTTGCAGGGTCCCTTTTCAAAGACCTTTGATCCCAAGAAGGATACTGATTTAATCAATATCCGTGATGAAATTTTAGCAGATCTCAATCAACTGGCATACTTGTTTACTCTCCATTGATTATTAGAAACCATTGCATTTAAAAAATTGAAGTTATAATTTGGTTAAGGGGTTTGCCACCTAAGAATGGACCTGTGTGGAGCGCTTATAATGGGAGTAATGAGCTGCGGCGGTCAAGCATGTTGGTGGTATACTATATTTAATTGGTGTGGATGTATAGATAGAGAACATGAAGTAATACAAACTCAACAACCACAACTCAGACAGCCTGTAGAGCAAGCTCCATCAAATCCATTTCTTGTAAATGGTTTACCAAAAAATGCACATTTAATGCCGGCATATAAATAAATTTGAATACATAACACCGAATGCAAGAAAGCAAATGTCGGAGAAAACCCTTATTCGTGTTGCACTAAATGGAATTGTCTATTGGATTGATAATCTTACGGGTAATTGTTACACATATAGCGAATCGCCTGTCTTCATCGGGACCCTTGTGAAGGATCCATTTGAGCCGAAGACGCTACATATCCAGCTTCTTCCAAATTGGAAGGAAATCATGGATGCTGAGATGGCAAAAATTTGAAGTTCTTACAGGAATAATTATATAAACAGAATGGAAGTTGACCCCCATCTAGTTACATGGACAGCCCAGATTCTAGCAGAACGAAAAAGGGAAATTCTAAAGAAACTTCTGCAAGAAAACCCTAATTTGAAGGAACAGATTTGTAACATTGAAAAAAAATACAAATATGAGCCTCAGCCATTAATTTATATGTAAACGTGCAAAAAGACTAAATAATTTTTTTTTATAATAAAGGTTAAGTAGTTTGAAAAAGTGCAGCGCATGCTTTACGATTAGAAACATAGTCCTGAAAACTTCTAAAATATCTTTTAGCACCTGGATTTGTAGCCATCATTGTGCTAGTAAAAACATAATTAGTCAAAGCAGTAATACCTCCTAGATAACCACTGCTAGAATCGGGCACAGAACCAATTGCATTACATAAACATGAATCAAGTAGATCTGTTGGACCGGGACCTGGTGGAGCAGGTATTTGAACAAGAGTAGAAAAATCAATATATGGATATCTAGTTACATGATATTGCTGACCTGCTTTAAAAGATATAAGACTAGCATTACTTTGAAATTGATAAAAAAGACCATTATTTTCAGAAGAACCGCTAACAAAATTAGTAGTTCCAAGACCAAGTGAAGTACTAACTCTAATATTACAAACTTGCACACTTTCAAAAAGATTCCATGAATTTCTAATATTCATGATATCACCATAATTCAAATACGTAACGCCACTCAAATCAAATGTTTGAAATCTGGGTGGTGTTAATAACAAAAAATTTGTGCTCCAGTATGTCATTTCCTACTTTCGTAACAAGATTAGAAATCGGCGTCAAGGCCGAAAGACTGCTCCTCTTCAGTCTTACCAATGCCCGACAAGGCATAATTTGTAACCCGCTTTTCAAAGAAGTTGTCCTTACCCTCCAGTGAAATACGCTCCATGAAAGGAAAAGGGTTCGCAGAATTAAAAGCCTTAGGATATCCAAGTTGGAGAAGAAGACGATCAGCAACAAACTCAATATACTGGGACATCTGCTTGGAATTCATACCGACAAGAGCACACGGCAGAGACTCTGTAATAAATTCCTTCTCAATCTTAACGGCTTCCTTGACCAAACGATATGCCTTCGTCTTAGTCAACTTATTATCTTGCATGCCGTAAAGCAAACAGGCAAAATCAGTGTGAAGACCTTCATCGCGACTGATAAATTCATTGCTAGTCGTCAGACCAGGCATAATTCCACGCTGCTTGAGCCAAAAGATAGCGCAGAATGCACCAGAGAAGAAGATACCTTCAACAATAGCAAATGCAAGGAGACGTGTAGGAAAGTCAGCCTCTACAGAATCAATCCACTGAAGAGCCCAAGCCGCCTTCTTTTGGACACACGGAATACGAGTAATAGCACCAAGCATATTACGCTTCTCTTCACGATCCTTGATGTAAGTATCAATCAGCAGGGAATACATTACAGAATGAACACCTTCCATCATGTTCTGGACACCGTAGAACAACTTGGCCTCGGTGTGGGGAACTTCGCGCATAAAACGCAGGGCTAGATTTTCCATAACAATTCCATCAGATCCTGCAAAGAATCCGAGAACACGATTAATAAAATAGCGTTCATTGGTTGTCAACTTATTTGCATAGTCATCTACGTCTTTGGCCAAAGAAACTTCCTCCGGAATCCAAAACACACTCAAGTGCTTCTGATACATTTGATAAAGAGAAGGCTGTTTAATAGGAAAAACAACAAAACGCTCCGCATCTTCATCTGTCAAAACAGTCTTCGCCTCAATTGACTGAATTCCCTTGCTACACTCTGTCAAACTCTCCTCCTCCGATACATTAATTACAATAGGGCTTTCCATTCTTGTCTTCTCCGTATTCATTATAACGAAAATATCCAGGGTTGCCATTTAGTTGGAGCGCGTTTTGGGTTCAAATTTTTTATTTGTTAAAGATTAGTTCTTGTAGAATGATTACCCTAAACTCAGATGTCATGAGAATCATAACTCAATACTTAGATCCGGTGGATTGTGCAAGAATGGCAAAAGTTAGCAGAGGATGGGCAACATATATATATCGGAATGAAATATGGAATAAATTTAACTGGAAAATAACAACTGAAGCAACTGTGCTAGGAATTACAGATAAATCTGTGCATTGCGGTTCAAAAAGGAAAGATTGTTTTTGGAATTGGATCTCCCGGAACTATTCTTTTAGAAATGGAGGAGTCTTATCATTAAATACTTTATGGCGTATTTGGTTACAACATGGAAGACCTTGCAAAATACTTTTTCATCATCTACCCGAGACTTGTTTTTTATATAACATGGATGAAAAAGAAAAACAGCATTTTCTAAAAAATCATATCATATATGGATCATCATTTACAAATGCATATCATCAATATTTGGAGCGTGTTTCAAGGAGTGTATGGTTAGATAATGGAGGACGAGTTGCATCCTATTGGCTATCCGATCAGAATAAGATAAAGAATCAACGTATTTTGCTAGAAACAGATACTTCGGAAAAAGGTAAGTTTGAATCTAGATTAGCTGCGATAGATTTAGTAAATTTACAGATGATAATAGAAGAATTTACTGCATTATATAATACATTTCAAGGAAATCTAAATCGCTTACAACAGCATACAGATTCTGAATTTAGAAATAATCATGAGATCATCAATAATCACAACAATCTAGCATGGAATAATATCATATTTGAAGTGGGTCATGTAAGATTACCAATATATCTCTAATCTAAAAATAGGAAAATGGCTAAAATATCTGGAATAAATTATGGTATAGTTCTATCAATTCTAACAATTCTAGTAGTAATACTATATTTCTTGAGTGAATATCTACAGCAACCAGAAGTTCCAGTAGTTCCAGCATTAGTAATAAATTTAGATCACCGCACAGATAGACTTGAAGAAATAAAGAAAGAATTCCAAATATGGACTTCTCCAATAGAAAGAATATCAGCAGTTAAAAAGAGTCCTGGTTGGAAGGGATGTTCGGAATCGCATTTGAAATGTGTTAGAATAGCAAAAGAAAGAAGGTATCCTTGGGTTCTTATTATAGAGGATGATTGCATATTAACGGAGGGAGGAGATAAAAGATATCTAAGAATACTTCCTTATTTATGGGCAAATAAACATAAATGGGATATATTTAATGGAGGTGTTCATTTTATAAGTGAATTTAAAATAGTGGATAAAGAACAACAGATCTTTGAGGTCCGAGCAGTAGCCAATCATTTTTATATAGTAAATAGTACAGCATATGATAAAATTTTGCAGGATCACCCTGTTTTACCAGAAGAACCGATTGATGTATTTTATCAGAAATATAAAAACTGGACAATAACACCGGCAATTGCTGCACAAAGACCAAGTATTTCAGATATTGAGAATAAGAAAGAAGATTATACACAGGGTTTAAAAGATACGGATATAATTTTAACAAATTTTGTGCAAAAAAATATAATACCGGATAATTTTAATTTAAATGCAGAGGGCAGAGCTATCCGACTGAAGGACGCTCCAGAAATAATTTATTCTAAAGCCTTATAGAATTCTACTACCCGAGGATGCGCTTTGATTCTGTTAGGATCAAGGGACCAAATATAGAGACCTTCTAGGGATTTAACACGAGAAAGAGCAACATACGCTTGTCCAAATTCAAAAGTATCTTTTCCAATATCAATAAGAGCACAATCCAAGGTTGCACCTTGACTCTTATGGATAGTAATAGCATAAGCAATTCGCAGAGGTATCTGTGTTCGGCCAACTTGAGGAAAATCTTCAGTCATCCAAGTTGCCAAATCAATAGTTCGGATAACACCATTAATAAATTTAACAATAGGCAGATTTGTTTGAGTAAAACCAGTAATTATTCCACGGCTTCCATTAACTAAACCACAGTCAATATCAAGATTTGTGATTAGCATAACTTGAGCACCAACTTTCATAGAAAGAACAGATACATATGCAGCATCACTATCAAGACGATTAAGAGCCCTCTTAATTTCAGGATCTTCAACATTAATGCTAAATTCATCAACTTTAGGAGCATAGCAAGTTGCCGCCATACGAACAATCATTGGACCGTCAAGAGCATCCATATTCTTATTATTAATCTCATCTACTTTGTTATTTCGGCTAAAGATAAGAGTAGGCTTAATATCATCAATCTTGTGTTTCTTCATCTTACGTTCTTCTAGAATAGCCAAGCTTTCCGGTGTAAGAACACCCATTCGGGCTTCATTTAGTATCCCCTGCAGAATAGGATTAGATTGGCGTTGAATCTTCTTTAGACAGATAGTCCGCTGAACAATATCTTTCCAAGTAGACGAATCAAACAACATTTTATCCATTTCTTCGCCAGATAGATCACGAATAACTGGTGGAAGTTGACAGAAATCTCCAACAAAGACAATCTGAAGACCACCCATAGGAGCAAAATCATTCTTCCGCAAGACACGTCCAATAACATCCAACTTTTCTAGAAGATCCGGTGTCATCATACTAACTTCATCAATAACAAGAATATCAGTAAATCGCCATCTTGTTTGAGCTTTTTTATTATTAAAACGTTTGAGTACAGTAACTAGTGTTTCAACAGGCTCCTTTCCAAGACCAATACCAGCCCAAGAATGAAGAGTTTTAGCACCACATTCAAGTTGCAGAGCCGCACATCCGGTCATTGCAGTTACGGCAATAGTTTTTCCTGCAAGAAGTGTTCGTTCCTTTAATTCTCTAATCAAATGAGATTTTCCAACACCACCAGGTCCGGTTAGGAAGATGGATTTTCCTGCAAGAACTTCACTGATTGCCTCTTCTTGTTCAACAGTAAGAGGCATTTCCTTATTCTTTACAGTCTAGTAGAGTACTGATTCAATTTTAAATCATGGTATATCATTTGTTAATTTTTTCATTTTATCTAGAGGCAGATCTTCATAATAGTGAAAGAAAGAAGTGGGATACAAAGCAGCACCTAAATGAGTTTGAAAATAAGGATGATCATTGCGACTAAATCGGAGAAATTCTACATAGATAGGTCTATAAATATAAAATTCCATTTCTTCAATTCCAGAACGCAAAACCCAATAGGATTCACCAGGTATTAAATCAACTATTTGTAAACGACGTGTCATTCTTATAATTTAGTATATAATCTTCTTTAAGAGCCCAACAAGTTCGGGAAAAGTTACAGGGCTCCTAATTCCAAAAACTCTTCGTAAACTGCGATTAGGAGTAATAATACCTTCACATTCCATTTTCTCAGCATCAATCCAAGAAATAAGACGACTAATGATAGTTTTGTAAGTTAGAACATTCCCTTCATTAATACCCATTTCTTCAACAGTAACGCGAACACAGAATTTACTACGATACATTTCTTTTCGGACGGGCACATCTTCCAACTCCAGCCTACCAAGTTTTTTCTTTAGTGTTCGCAATCCATGAATAATATCATTAACGGCAGCAATAGAATCATGAATAATGGAAGATGCTTTACATAATCCCTCTTCTACCTCATTCTGCAAAGAGTCAGAGTCAGAGTCAGATTCATGTTCGGATACGGACATCTCTATTTAATCTTTAAAGAATAAGTTTAAGCATATTTAAAACAAATAAGATAATATCAAATAAAATGAATATTATATTTGGAACATATGATGCCTATAATTCTTTAAAGACAGAGGCTGGAGGAATTTACTATTTTATGAAAAGTTTAAGAAAATATTCAGATTGTAAAGTTGTTATATTATGTCATAAAAGATTTGAATTTGAAGAGTTAAAGAAGTTTGCAAATGAGATGAATTTTGAAATTTATACAAATTATGAACCAACATGTTATATGTTGTATTATAGATTTAAGGTATATAAAGAATATCTTATGCGATCTGAAACAAAATATGAAAAGATATTAATGTCAGATGTGACAGATCTTATATTTCAAGAAGATCCTTTTGGAATAGAATTTACAGAAGATATGTTTTGTGCACTTGAAACAAATAAGTATTTTGAAAACACTTTACATTCGCAAATTAATGTAAAATGGATAAAAGAATGTCTTCATTTACCAAATATGAATTTAGATATTTTTAAAGATAAACATGTTATTTGTGCAGGAACAATTCTAGGAAAGTATGATACTATTTGTAAATATTTGGAATTTTATGATGCAATACAGAATTATTCCATCAATAGAGTTATAAATGACCAAGGTTTATTAAATACATATGTATATAGCAATTTATGTTCAGCATCCTTGATTCCTTGGCAAAAATCAAAAATCCTAACACTAGATAATATATCTTTTAATAAACTAAAAATTGTAAATAATTCTATAGTGAATGAAAATAATGAAAAATATGCTATAATTCATCAAATAAATCGTTGTAATTTAGAGTTTATGTTACGTTTAGTTGAATAAACTTAATTTCGGTTAAAAAAGATTTTTTTAATAGTATTTATTATTATATGTCTTCATTTACCAATAATTTTAATATCAAAATAGATACAACAGAATATATAAGTAAATTATGTATCTCTGGAGCAAATAATAATACTGATAAAAGTCCTTTCGCAATGAATAGTGTCTGCTGTCAACATAGAAAAGGATTTACAGGAGTTTATTCATTATTATTTTCACGTTTCATGGATGTACCTATTAATTTTGCTGAAATAGGAATTGAAACAGGTGCAAGTTTATTAATGTGGCGTGAATGTTTTCCTAAAGCAAATTTATTTGGATTTGAGTTTTATAAAAATAAAATAGATAATTGTAAAAACCTAAATATTGAAAATATTGTTTATAATGAAATTAATGTTACAAATGAGGACTCAATAAATAATGCATTTAAAAACACAAATGTATTATTTGATATAATTGTTGATGATTCATTGCATGAGAATGATTCTCATAATCTTAAAATAGCAAATCTTGGTAAGTACATGAAGAAAGGAGGAATATTAATAATTGAAGATCTTGATAGATCTGAGCCATTTTCAACTTTTAAGATAGATGATAATGAATGGTCATATTATACTTTTATAACATGTCATCATGACTTTAGAAATTGTAATAATGATAAAATTTTATATCTAGTGAAAAAATGAATTTAATTTTTTGAAATAGAAGAAATAAAAAGACTCAGTGGAGAATTTAGTTCAACGCAAGAATAATAAATAACTCCAACTTCAGATTTTAAGGCCCATAGAGAACGAGGAGGCAAAACCAATGAGTTTCCAGCACGAAGTCTGACTTCAATATATTGCAGTTCAGTAATGAAGGGAAATGATTTAGCGGAAAGAGCCCAAGGATTTTTATCTTGAATCATTTGAATTTCTTTTACGGGCAAAGTTTCCCGACAAAGCCAGACTAGAGCAGTTCCTTCATGAATCGTAATAACGGTTCGTTCTGCTAGAGATCGCTGAAGTCCTCCACTCATTTTAAGAGGAATAGTTGCCAAACGAGCAGGAGTAGTTATTGAATGAATAGGTAGATACCAGAATTTGGTTAACCAAGTCATAGTATCTTTAAAACGATCATGGACATGAAATTTAGAAGCAAGTTCAATTTGATTTAGAGGATGGATTTGGACAACAGGTGCTTCAGCAAATTCCTTCAATACTGACCGACGATTATCTGCAAGAAGGATGGGTAAAGAACTTTGTTTAGCCAAGGTTGAGTTCCACATACTGGAAAATTCAGTTGGTACTTTACGAATTACAATAGGAATACGTTCATCCGGCATCACCAAAGAAGGTGACCATTCAAATTGAACAATAGTAAAATCTTGGAATGACCGATACCAGAGAACAACACTGATAACTGCAGCCAGCAGTAATAAAAACATTATTTCTAGCATTCCCTGTTAGAAACAACGTTTCTTTTATAAAAACTACTACGCATATCACTTATCTTCAGGTAGACCCTGTTTTAGGATAGTTTCTGCTAAAGTTACTTTTTTAGGGGACGGAAGAACAGGTATTTTCATGAAACTTCCGATAATATCACGAATGAACGGAGGAGTTAGATGATATACAATTCCACCGAAGAGACCTACAAGTAGAATAGCAGCAACAAGATGAGTTATATCCCAGCTGAATAGGAACATAAATAAAAGTCTAAAAATAGTCCATAAAACAGCAGATTCAACAATCGCAAAGACAGTAAAATCCGATAATGTTATAATTGAAGTAAAATAACAACTAAATACGATGATGACTGCAACAATATATGCAGCATAAATTGAATCAAAATGACTCATCCCTATTACTAAACCGGAAAACAGTATGAATATAAACCCGCAAAGCGACTTTAAAATAGGGATCAAAAGATGTTACAAAATCATATGCTAGAATTTCCTTTTAGCAAAATAACATTAAATACACAACAAAACGAAATTGTGCAGCAATCATTGGATCAAAATCTAAGAATTCTAGCATCTGCTGGTTCAGGTAAGACTACTACAATTACTGCGAAGATTGCACATGCAATAACAAACCTTGATGTAAAACCGGAAGCAATTGTTTTAACAACTTTTAGTCGTTCGGGGGCAGATACAATGAAAGAAAAGTTAGAAAAGATGATAGGTCCAACACAAACCCAGATCGGTACATTTCATGCATTATCACTTCAAGTTCTAAAAGCGAATGATCCTGCTAGACTTCAAGGAATGTTTACGGTTGATGAACTTCCGTATCTATGGCTAGATTTCTTGCAGAGTCCTAAGGGTGCAAAATGGTCAAAGGCAATAACACTTTTAGTAGTGGATGAATTTCAAGATATTAATGATATTCAACTTGATATTATTCGCGAAATTCTATCTGCTGGAACTGCAAAAATTATTATAGTAGGCGATGATGCACAGAATATCTATGCTTGGAGGGGTTCACGTGTAGAGATTATCCTAAATATGCATGAAGAAATTACAAGCATAAAGGATTTTCAATTGACCTATAATTACAGAAGCAGCGAAAGTATTGTTGCCGTAGCAAATTCACTAATGCGTAAAATTCCTACATTATCACACAAGGAACGAATGACAGCAATGCGAAACGCAACGCCTGTAAAACCTGAGATTAGGTATTTTCATCGTTTTGCCTCAGAAGTAAATTGGATCATTGATGATATTATAAGAAGACAAGTTTTAGGGGAAAAGAGTATAGCAATCCTAAGCAAATATAATAATGTTTTATATCAATTTGAAGAAGCATTTGTTCAAAAGAAAATACCGTGTAAGCTGATGACGGATGAAAAGTTAAATAAGAGAAAAGGAAAAGAGACAGATATAATTCTGAGTACATTTCATGCATCAAAGGGTTTAGAATGGGATACCGTATATATAGTAAAGTTGCATGATGGAGCATTCCCGCAGAAGAAGGATGAAGAAAGTATAGATGAGGAGCGACGTCTTTTTTATGTTGCAGTTACAAGAGCGCGCAATAACTTAGTAATGACATATAGCAAGGGTGAAAAGAATATGTGTAGATTTTTAAGAGAAATTCACAGACCTCTTCTAAGATGGTATTCAATTGCACAACATATAGCAATTGATGAAGAAGTTCTAGTTGAGAATAAAGATATAGAAAGTTATTTTATGTCATGGACTGGAGAAAACTTCCGTTCAATAAAGAGTGCAGATTGTCTTCCATCAAATATGCAAGAGCAGATACAGGTATCAAATTATTTTAGACAAGGAGAATCCTATTGTGTACCAGATTGGGTATTCCGTCTAGATTCAATTTCTGATTTTTATGCATTTATACGATATGGAATTCTCAGAGAAATTGGTATAAAATATCCGGAATCAGCGGGAGAATGGGATGAGAAAATCAGACTTTCACTTTTCAGAATCCGAATTTTGAAGGAAGATTTACCCGTCTTTGAGAAGGAAAAAGAACTTATTCATGCATGTGTAACAGAACTATTTCCTGCAAGATTAGGTGCAGATAAGGAGCCACCACCAATCTTTGAATTTGGAGACTTAGAGAAGGTAATTACAGTCTTATCACCTGGTCGTGAATGGATAATTGAAGAGATGATAGCAGTTATGCAGATCTTGCATAAGATACGATCTGTCATATATAATCTCCGTCATGTTCCAAGTGAATTAAATGAATTTCTGTTAGGTCCAGCCAAAGGATCACCTCCAATGATCATGAGAAATGATTTAATAACATGTTGGCGTCGTGTAACAACTCGTTCAATTCCTAACAAATCAGTACTTTTTGATTTATACCGACTAGCATGTGTACATTCATCAAGAATAGGAAGAAATGCACCACTTTACAAAACTCCTGAAATGACAGATTTAAGTGGATGTCTACCATTTTTGGAAGATATCAGTGATCATGTATTGGATGAAATACAAGTAACAAATACGAGTGAAATTCAAGCAAGAGTAGTTCTAAATGATAGTATTTTGGATCTAACATGTGAAATAGATTTAATTGTGGGTAATACTGTCTTTGTCTTTTTAGAAGGAGAAAGCAAAGCAGAAGTGCAGCGTCTTGATCGTTGGATAGAAGGCTTAGCGCGTGTTTCTATTGCTAGAGCCGCAAAATATACAATTAAGAATTTGGTCTATATTCAACCATTATCTGGAGCAGTTGCTCGTCTTTCATTGGTAGGATGGGATGATGCCAGATTTAGAAAATATATACAGACTAGATAGAATGCCTATTGGAAATCCAACAAATGTAAAAGTTAAAATAGATAGTGATTCTGCTGTAGTAACATGGACACCTCCTGCAGATAGTGCAGGTTTAACAGGATATATTATCACTGGAGTATCATCAAATGGAGGAACAACACGAACGCTAACAATTACAGGTGCATCATTAAAAACAGTAACAGGAACAGTTACAGCTTTAACAACAGGAAAGAAATATACATTTTCTGTAGTTTCAGTGGCTTCAGGTGTACAGAGTTCACCATCGGCTAAAACAGAAGTTGTAAAAACACAATCAATTACACATGTATCAACAATTCAAGCAAAGGAGGTATCGGGGGGTGATCAGATGAATTTTGTAAAAGGTGTAACAACGGTAAATTTCCATAATCAGTTCGTAGCTCCTGCGCCCACAGTATTTACACGCTTTGCAAGTGCAGCAGATTATCTAGCATTTAAGAAGGCATCCTTCAATATTGGAGCTACAGTTTAAATATTGGCATTTATAATACAGAACTAAAAGATATTCTTTTGATTCTGCTTTATTTTATTAGACAATTACATAAAATCCCTAATCTTAAACTTATTGATACCTACAGGTTTCATTAGCAGCGGTCTTGCAAGAACTTCATAGCCTGTATATAATGCCGGCGGACAACTTTCATCATGTTCACATTTCTTGATTATCGGTGCAGGAAGAGGAAATGCAAATTCAGTAATTACATTTCTTAAGGCATAATGCCGCGTCTCATGACTGTGTAACCAATACTCTAATTCCATCATTAAATCTTTTTTTTCTTCTTTATAAAGTCTTTCTTGTAAAGTTTTGGGATCTCTTAAGAATTTCATCTTATGTCCCACCCAAACTCTAGCATTATGTGTTGCGGCTGCTAAATGATTTCTTAAAAGAATTGTTTTGTGTTTCTTGCAAGGAAGACAACTATTTTCCCATTCTTTAATTTCATACGGATCTATGATCTGCGTTGATTGCATTATTACTTTCCTACTTATATCCTAGAACTTTTAAATCATTTTAATTTAAAAAATAGTTTACAATAATGATTCATTCACAATACTATTCAATTTGTTATTTTTATTAATGAATAATACATCTACCTGCATATTAAAATCATTAATAAAATGATTATCTATTATATCATATATTAAAAACCCAATTGACTTCATAAATGCGATATGCTCTAAAAAATCAGGAACACCTTCATTATATTGACCAAATAATGGTATTTCTAAAATTATAAAATCTGTTTTTTCTAATATTGAAGAGCTGCCTTTTAATATAGGAATTTCGGCGCCTTGGCAATCTATTTTGATCATAATATGTTTTGAATTTTGTAATATATTTTGCTGTAAAATATATGTGTTTAAATCTATTGTTTCTCGTTTGATAATTTCACAATTTTTAAAATGATGAGTTTTTTCTCTAAAAATAGAATCTCCAGTATTTTTCATTTGATACCAATTTATTTCTTCTATTTTATCATTTAGTATAACATTGAATACTTTTACAGTATTATTATTTTGAAATTGATTTAATTCAGAATAGTCAATTCCTTCAAATAAATAATATTTTGCATCTGGATAAATATGTTTCATAGTGTTTGTCCAATTTCCATGATGTGCACCAATATCTAATATTGTATCTGGATAATAACCTTTTTTTCTAAGAATACAAATATGATCAAACATTTATAATATTTGATAATATTATTTATCATTGTTTTTAAACGAATATTATAAAAGTGTTATTGCTCCTTGCATCCTTAGGACCGGGGTTGCAAATTCATATTTCTTAAATATAATCTTACTATTGCACCTGCTGCTCCACCCATTATCGCACTTAATCCTTTTTGCGGTGACCACAAACTCAATGCATTCTTTTCACGGACATCCTTTTTAAGTTCCATTGTACGTGGATCCTTGTAAATTTTATCAACTGCTGCTTGTGCCTCCTCAAAGTCCTTCCTTAAAATCTCAGCAGTAAAAATCATGTACTGGAAGTACATATTCTCTTCCGGATAATCTAAATGACTTGATGTATAAGCTAAATCTTTATGAAGAGTTAAATTCTTTACAGTGCTCGGATGAATCTTTCCTTCTTCTTCCAGTTCTCTTTGTATCGTGTAATTCAAGATTTCATTCAGAAAAGGAACATGCGATCTTGTCTTTGTCAAGCGCTGCGCTGCCAACTTCTCCTTCTCTTCTACTTGACCCTTTATAGGCTCCCAATTGTTCTTATCATTCGGTCCTCCTATTGGTTTACCCCAACGATGAACTATGGCAAAACGCTTAGGTTGGTCTTCACCCTTGATCGTTAAAAATACACAGCATCTTAAGAAAACTTTCGCCTTAGATTCCGGCATCTGAACATAGACATAATCCTTGTCATATTTGTCAAAATGATACATTCCTAACTTTGCACCGGGCATAAATACATCCCAGAAAGAATGACTTCCATCAGGTGTTTTTATCTTTTCATTTGTCATCTCTACTCATTGACAAGAGTAATTTCCATCTCCTCATATTCTACATCTGTTTCTTTCTGCTGAGGAATCTGCGCCTCAATTCGGAGTCGGGGATTTGCACATGGTCCATCCTTATCTTCCTCCGTTCTTGCATTGTATAATGCTCTTTCTTCATCCTCCTCTGTAAACTCCTCTTCCCTCTCCACCTTTGATGGTGCTGCAGATGATTCTCCAATAAACTTCTTGAGTGCATCTTCATCTAGCAGAATGCTTGAATATGATGTGCCGCCACGAATTGTCTGACCCGTCATAATATTTGCTGATACGCCCGTGATCGGATCTAGTTCACCAAACAAAGCAGCCCTTAGCATAATATCTTCTGTCTGCTCAAATGATGCCTTTGCTAGCGGTCCAATGTTATTCTTGTTGATACCATAACGATCAACAGTCATGAGACGACCCTTAGAGCAGATAACATCACACAGTAGACCAAAATGACGATAATTCACGTTGTTGTCTTCAAACAATGAGCTCATTTCCTTGAGTAGCACAGCACGAGTTGCCTCAACTCCAAGATTTGCATAAATATCATGGATATTGTTGCTATATAGCTTGTAAGGATCAATATCCGGGTGACAGAGAACATCCAAGAAATTTGTGCCATCTGTATCCAGAACAAACTGATCTACTGCCTCATATTTGTCATTCTTAAACTCAACGAAATCCTTGATTACACTAAATGTAACTGATCGGAGACCTGTTACACCACGAACTAGTGAATTACTTAGTAGATTGTTCTGCAGCTTCTTCAGTGTCATTAAATCGTCCATCGGATCATTGCCTCCCTCTAGACGAATACGGATCACTAGTTCATCCGCATTGTAATCTGTGTAAGCCGTCTCAATGCTAGGGAATCTGCGATTAACTACATATACAATATCTTCCATTGTAATATTCTTCATGAACATCTTGTCCCGATCTAGTTCAAGACGCAAGATCCAAGGGCTGCGCTTAATTACTCCTTCGCCTTCTGAGGATGCAACTGCATCAGCACCTTCACCTACCGGCTGATCCGTTAATCCCTCATACGCCATAAAGAAAGATAGCCAATCTTGGTCTGTTCCAACAACAGTTGAGGAATCACGCGGGTCAAAGTAGATTCGCGCAACTGTCACTAGGTCCATGAGGAGTGTAAATTCAAGTTCTTGTGATACACGACGGGCCTCATCCTTTGACTTGCGAATTTCCGGCCTTAAATAAATTGTTAAAGATGACGCCTTAGGATTGCGTGTCGCCTTAAGAAGTTCCTTCAGACGAGGAATACCACGTGTAACAGCTGACTTTGCCGCTACACCAGCCAAGTGGAAAGTATTCAGTGTCATCTGTGTTGATGGTTCACCAATTGACTGTGCTGCAATAATTCCTACCATTTCACCCGGCAAACACCATGCAGACCAATTTCTATTCACAATCTGTGTTGCAAGAATCTCTAGCGCAGCTCTTGTATAACCGCGACGCTGCAAAGCCTGTGGATTCATGTGATTTCTGAGAAGAGCAAGCCAAATCTTATTCTTCGGCATTGTTCTCTCCGCAATTTTCTGAATTGTCTGCAGAACTAAAGGACCCGTCACCTTATTCGGCTCATCCTGATTTAGATTAAACTGGAGCGCAATATTCTTGATTGTACGGTCAAGATGCACTGGTCCTGCAACTGTCTGCTTATCCATCTTGATTAACTTACTTCCCAGCACTCCTTCTACTAACATTTTGCGGTCGGCCTTTACCGCCTCTACAAATGCCTGCCCTTCTTCACCTGCATCCGGAACCGCATACTGCTCCTCAATATCTTGATCTGATAAACCACCCAAGTTAAGTGCTTGATATTCTATCTTTGTTGAATTTGTACCATCTTCACCATAATTGAACTGAATAATTGTACCCGCTGCATCCCGAACCGTCTTATCATGCTGCGTCATCAAATCTTCCATCGCCTTCACTAACTGACGCTGCAAGTATCCTGTATCAGCTGTCTTAACGGCTGTATCAATCAAACCTTCACGACCTGACATCGCGTGAAAGAATGTCTCTGCAGGAGTTAGTCCCTTAATGAAGGAAGACTCAATGAAACCACGCGCTGCTGCACCATCATCATAGCGCTTGAAGTGGGGCAAAGTACGATCCTGTAAACCATACGGAATACGCTTACCTTCTACATTCTGCTGACCTAGAACAGCAATCATCTGTGCAACGTTCGTGTTAGAACCCTTTGAACCTGCCTTAATCATGTTTGTCATACGATTGTTATCAGCTAGGGAGTTTCTGCCCAACTTTCCTGCATTGTTAACAACCTGATTCAGTTCGCCGAAAATTAGACGTTCAAACTCTTCCTGATTTGTACGACCACTCGTGTTATCAAAGAGACCCAAGTGAACCTGCTGAATGATGTTCTCAATCTTTGCCTTCAGTTCATTCATCAGTTTATCAATTTCTGAGCGCGTATTTGCATCAGCAATCAAATCACTGAGACCAACTGAGAAACCTGAATTTACCAAATGAAGAGCTACAATTCTCTGCAAAGAATCTAAGAATTCAACAGTCTTCTGCGGACCATAATCATTATAGATTAGGTGAATAAGTTGGCTGGAGAAAACTGACTTATCAAAGACACCCTGATTTACAATACCATTCTTGATACGAACAAAGTTTTCTGACTTAGGATTTGACTTATCACGCTCCTCATCATACTGACCATTCGGCATGTCTAAGTTGAGTGGAGGCAGCAAGACTGAAACTATCTGCTGACCCTTCCATACTTCACCCTTTTCAGCAGATGATGCAGGCGGTAGAATGCCTGTCCAGTTAGGCGTCAAGACTAACATATTCATGACTTCACGCATTGTTAGTGTTACTGACTGACGCATAAAACGATTCACACCAACTAGAGTATCCTGCACTACAGATACAATCGGCTTTGAATCACGCGGTGATACAATCTGCAAGGGAACTGCCGCAATCTCCCTTAGTTCCATAGATGCTTCTTCACTCTGAGGTGCATGCAAGTTCATTTCATCTCCGTCAAAATCTGCATTGTACGGTGCTGTGACTGAAACGTTGAGACGGAACGTATTGTGCGGTAGAACACGGACTTGGTGACCCATCATACTCATTCTGTGGAGCGACGGCTGACGGTTGAATAGAACATAATCGCCATCCATCAAGTGACGATTCACAATATCACCCTCGTAAAGCTGCAGATCCTTGCCTGTTACGTGCTTGAGTGAAATCATGCGGTCATCTGCTACACGAACAATCGTCTTTGCACCCGGATACACGTCAGGACCATTCTGGATAAGACGATAGAGTTTGTTAATATTATACTGTGTTACACGCTCAGGATACGTTAGATTGGAGGCAATCTTGATCGGAACACCAATTTCCTTGATTGAGATATTCGGATCTGGTGTAATAACTGTACGAGCAGAGTGCTCAACACGCTTACCTTGCAGATTGTTACGAATACGACCTTCTTTTGAACCAAGACGCTGCTGTACTGACTTTAGAGGACGACCTGAGCGCTGCGCTGAAGGTGCTACACCCGGAATCTCATTGTTAATGAAGGTTGCAACGTGATACTGAAGAACATTTGTCCACTCATCAATTACCTTCTTCTTCACATTCTTTGAAATCTTATCTGCAAGAAGTGTATTTGTCTTAATAATATCAACCAACTTCTGCGTCAAGTCATCTTCTGATCGCTGATTGTTATCCTGCAGAACTGATGGACGAACCTGCGGAGGAGGAATGCTCAAAACTGTGCACATCATCCAGTCAGGACGGCACCAATAACGGCTGAAACCCATAAAATCAACGTTTTCATCTGAAATACGCTTTAAGAGACGATGGACATATTCAGGCTCTAGAAACTTACGGAGTGAAATAAGAGTCGCTGTAATCTTTCCTTCCTTATCAGTTAGTTCACCTGTCTTATTATATCCTTCGGGCAACTCGGATCCCATTGGAATTTCCATGTCTTTCCATTCAGCATAAATCTTGCAGATGTCATCTTCTGTGTAATTACGGGGCTGACGGGCACCACAGCCATCCTCAGTTGCTTCACCACAACGACTGATCTTTTGGCACTGAATTAGAACCTGCTTCCAGCGTGCTTCACCCTTCAGTTTCAGGAGATTCGCGTGCTTTGTCTTGTCAATAAGAAGTTTGCCACATTTCATGCACGTGCAGCGCAAAATCTTGAGAATCATCTTATAGAACTGAATGTAGTATACAGGACGAGCCAACTTGTAGTAGCCCCAGTGTCCTTGGCACTTGTGATTATTCTGAAAGCATGAACGACAGTTCTTACCATTTTCTAGGACACCCATGCGGGGATCAAACAGACCACCGATTTTTCCTTCCTGTGTATTGTGATTCGTAATTTCTACAACTGATCTGCGGATAATCTCATCGGGACTAAAGATCCCAAATTGAATACCCACAATTGTTTCCGTTTCAGATGTGCTAGGAAGAAACGGCATCTATCTGACCTATGCTTGGTTTTTTTAAACTGTGGATGATCAGTCAATTTTATCCTTTATCCTTAAATTATTTCTTTTAAGTAAGTAAATGTCAGCGAATGAACAGAGATATTTGGAAAGAGAAATAGCAAAGTACCAACAAAGAGCAAACCGTGCTGCAGCCGCTAGAAATGAAGGTGGAAGATCAACATTCCAAAGATATGTAAATAGATATTCTAATAAATTAGCATCCATGCAAAATAATGGTGGAGTATGCAGAAAGATCTGGAATGGTGTTAAGTGGGTTCTTACATGTGGTTCTGCTAGATCGCAAGGAAGAACTCGTAAGGTTCAAAAAAGCAAAAAACAGAAGAAGTCCCTGACAAGAAGAAACCGTAAAATTTGAAGTTTTAGTTCTGCTAGTATCCTGCAGGAAAATGTCCCTTGAAATTATTATTGGACCCATGTTTGCGGGAAAATCTTCTGCCCTCCTATCACGGATTAGGAGAAGCAGAGCAATTGGTAAAACTGTAATGGTTATTACTTCTTCACTGGATAATCGTTATTCTGTGAAGTCAGTTACTAGTCATGATAAGGATTCTGTTGCTGCTCTTGCAGTAGATTCTCTTGTTCCTTGCATAAAGTTGCCCGAGTTTATCCATGCATCCCTAATTGTTGTGGAAGAGGCTCAGTTCTTTTCAGATCTCCGGTGGTTTGTTGAAGAAGCCTTGCATCTAAAGAAAAACCTTGTTCTCTGCGGTCTTGATGGTGATACTGAGGCAAAGCCATTCGGTCAAATCCTAGACTGCATCCCTCTTGCAGATTCAGTTGTTAAAATGACAGCCTTGTGTGAACTATGTGCTGATGGTACTCCAGCGATCTTTACCGGACTACGTGTTTCAGGTTCAAAAGATGAAATTATTTCTGTGGGTGCTGCGGAAAAGTATATTCCTCTTTGCAGGAGCTGCAATTACTTAAGTCATACGCATGAATAATATTAAAATGAATGACGATTTAATGAGAAAGATTGAGATGCAAGGATTTTATGAGGAGACTGCAAACAGTAGCGAAGTTTTTAGCAAGTATCCTATAACTAAAGTTTTGTGGGCTGGATCTACTCGTGTCTGCGATGAAATTGTAATTGCTGAGTCTAAAGAATATGGCCGAATGCTTTTTACTGATGGAGAACTTCAAAGTACTTCATATGATGAGCCAATTTATCATGAGCATCTAGTCCATCCTGCCATTCTTGCATACAGAAAATTATATGGTGATAAACCTCTTAATATTCTTGTGTTAGGTGGTGGTGAAGGTGCTACCTGCCGTGAACTCTTACGGTATTCTCGTGATTCAGTCAAAAATATTGTTTGGAATGATTTTGATCGGCAACTCGTTGAACTCTGCAAGGAGCATATGAAATTTTGTAGTGGTACGGATGAATTTTATTTGGGGTCGGAACGATGTGTTTCTTTATTCTTTGATGCTTTAACACTGTTACGGGATGAAACCTTACCTCTGTTTGATATTATTATCTCAGACTTACCAGATCCCGTTCTAGGTGAAAAAGAGGGTCTCTACGGAGATGAGTTTTGGCGTCTCATTTTTACAAGAACTTCCGCAAAATGTGTTGTTGTGACTCATTGCGGACCTTTATCTCCCGGCTCTGGGATGGCTCTTCATAATTATGTTACACAGGGTATGATGAATGCAGGTTTTATTGGTGTAACACAAGGTAAAGTCATTATTCCTTCTTATCAAAGTGAATGGTCTTTTGCTCTATGTACTAAAGATACACAAATTGCTTATTGGATGGTCAAAGATCTTCCACTAGAACCGGGTTTAAAAGTTCTAGATGGGGATGCACTACAAAGTTTCTTTCTTGTTCCGTCATATTATACTTCCTTGCAGTAAATTCTTAATTTTTTTGTTTTTTTGCGGGTCCCCGGTAGGGAGGCATGGCTGCCAGATTACTTGACACTACACGGATATTGGCTTTTGATTTTGATCTGTGCGTTTGTGATGGAACAGGATTATTTGAATTGTTCATTCAACTCCTTGACATTTATCAGTTTACTCAACTGAACAAAGCAGATCAAGATCAAATGTCAAATCCTTTACCGGCTGACTTCATCAATGCAGTGGAAAAGGCGTATACGTCTTTGGCATTTGATGTCGCTGCAGCAATCAAAAATCAAGAACTATGGTTAGTCCGACCTGGCATGGAGCAAGTATTTGACGTTGCTCAACGTATGCGACAGAAAGGTTATTTAGACTATATCATGTTCTACTCAAATAACTCTGTCCCAGAGTTTCTATCGTTTGTTGAATTAGTTATACGCTTAGCAAATCTTAATCGCTTTTCAACAAAGAAACCTGTGGTATCACTCATTTTTACGGCAGAAACAAGTAGTAGAATGAAAGTAGAAAGAGCACCTGTTGGACACCCTAATGCACGTGAAAAAACTAAAATGGGAATCTTGCAGTGCTTAGAAGATTTAGATTTACCCGTTTCCAAATCACCTGAGATCTTATTTTTTGATGATATGAATCATAAGGGATTAGGTCATTCTCTAAAACAGGTTGAACCGTATTATACTTTGTCAACCGCTGAACAAGTCCATAAAGTTTTCTTTGATTCAATGGAGAAATCGGGATTATATAAGAAAGGCGCTTTGCGAACTGAATGGCAGAACCTTGGTATTAAAAATTCATTAATGAAACATACTGCGGCTGATTTTATGGACTGGATTAAAAATCTAAAGATGCCTATTATGCTAGATGGATCTCAATTAATTAAGGAAAAATCTATTTCGGACAGGATGGCTACAGAGATTTATGAATTCTGCGGAGTTCAAGCAGTGAATAAAAGTAAAAGCCGAAAGCGAAGGGGGAAATACATTAAGTAAAATAAAAGTTAATTAATTAGGATGAGCGACTTGATGACACACGCTTCCCCGCCTAAAAATGATTCACCACCAAAGGCTGATGGTGAAAAAAAACCAACAGTACCTGAGCCCCCAAAGGTAAAGAAGTTTCTTAACGGTTGGACTCCAGAACTAGACGACTTAATGGCCGAGTGGGCAGATAAAGCCGCATGCTATCGCTGGATGCACGAACGCACTGAGAAATTATTTAGTGCAAGAAACAGTTGGATTACAATCCCTGTTATTATTTTGAGTACACTAACAGGAACCGCTAACTTTGGTCTAAATTCTATCTTCGGCGATAATGAACAAAATGCACATTATGCGACTTTGGCAATTGGTGGCGTATCTATTATTGCTGGAATTATTACAACTTTGGGTAATTTTTTGAGATATGCTCAAGGTTCTGAGGCGCACCGCGTTTCTTCTATATCATGGGGTAAATTTAATCGTCTTATTACTGTTGAACTCCGAATTAATCCGAATGAACGTATGGACTCTATGTCATTCTTGAAGATTTGCCGTATTGAACTGGATCGTCTTATTGAACAATCACCTCCTATTCCCGATTCAGTTATTGCTGCTTTCCGTAGTGAATTCGGTTCATCCTTGGAAGTCAAGAAGCCTGATATTGCCGCTGCGATTGAACACACTAAGGCTTTCAAGGATAATGGTGCTCGTCTCAAGAAGATGGCTGCCGAAGCTGCAATCATGGTCCAGCAGAAGAAGGGAGTTCTCCGTCAACTCGTTGTTTCTGATATTGATGTTCGCATTAGGGAAGAAAATGATCGTATGAAAGCGGAACTCAAACCTATGCTAGAAGCCATTGCAAAGAAAGCGGCGGCTGATACTCTACGATCAATGAATCTTGGAGGAAGAGGAACACGTGAATCTTCCCCTGATCCTCCGGGCAACCGTGGTGCTACTTTATCAACAAGTATCCATGCAAAGAAAGCTGCTGAAATTAAGAATGAATTAACACGCATGGCTTCTAGCGGAGTTGTTTCTTTAATGAAGAGTCAGTTCAAGATTGGTGATGGATTACCTATTTCATTTACTGCTCCTCAACCTAATGTTATTGGTTTACAAGTTGAAGAAGAATCTGAAGAGGAACAAGCTCCTGCTAGTATAATTGTTGATGTAAGTGGCTCTCCTTCTGATATAAGTGGTAATGGTGATATTGGAATTGAAATTCAACCTAAAGATGATAAAGACACTATTGTAAGCCTATAATTAATTTTTCTTATCTTATTTATTAATATTATTAATAATAGTATTAATAAATTCTTCTATTATTTATCAAAGGTAAATATCAGTAAAAAGAAACTCTGCTTCTTTTAATGTGTGGCTGTTCAAAAGATAAAGTTAAAGGAATTGAAACAACCCAATGGGGTCCACATTTTTGGAGGCTTCTTCATTTTTTTTCATTAAAGGCTGGTACTGCATCTCCTTTAATTCAGGCAGAAGAATTACGTATTTGGACTAAACTTTTTACTTTAACAGGTAAAGCGATTCCTTGCGAAGAATGCAGGAAACACTATCAAGAATATTTAGAAGCAAATCCTGTGAATTTTAAGGGTATGCCTTATGCTTCTGTTGGACCTTTCATACAAAACTGGTGGTTCACTCTTCATAATGAAATTAATATCTTGAATGATAAACCTATTTTTGATTTTGCAGATCTGCAATCCACATATGCGGGAGTAAGTGTTCTCTTTGAATTAGCAACTATTACTAATTATATTAATAAAGCAACTGCTGCTAGTCAAGTAAAAATTTCTGATTACAAAGCTTGGAAGACAGAAATTCTTATGCTGAACTCAAGATACTATTAGAGTGGTCGGCATTTCAAACCGAAACTTTTATACATGGTTAGCATAATAATTGTCAAGTCTTTGATTACAATCTTTACAAAGTATTCTTAGAGTAGCATTAGAATAGTGATATTTTTGCCAGAGTTCTGAATAATATTTATCTTCTTCACGAAATACCTCTTGTGCTAATTCATTTTTACTAAATTCTGTCGGATATACCGGATTTAATGTAATAAAGTCATCCTTTAGTTGCTTGAATTTGATAATATGGTCAACTGTAAGATTTACAGTTGCGTTACAGAATTCACAAGGGTTAGGGTTTTTATTCTTAAAGTCTCTAATCTGTTCTTGAATTGCATGACGCATTACCCAATTCAGTCGTTTTTCAATCGGATTTATTTCTCCTTTTACACAAGTATTCCAAGAAATAGAATCTTCTTTTCCATTATTCTTAATTATAAAGAATTGATGATCTGAAACAGTCAAGGGTTGGTGTGGATTAGATTTTGGAAAACGACGAATGCTAATATCGGTGATGAGTGATACTTCTTTTTTCTCCTTTTCAGGATGCCTTTGAAATAATGATACAAAGAATGTATATATATCAGGATGTTTTTGCTTTACACTTGTGCATAGACCAACTTGTCTTATTATACTAATTGTATATTTAAGCAATTCATCATTTGTATCAAAATCTTCAGGATACTTCATACTATGCTATATCAAATAAGATAATATGAAGTTTATCAATTTTTACTTTATAAAAAAATATCAGTTTGAAATGCCCACAAATTTAAAAATTGAATTTTATTTTTTTGTCAGATATTTCTCAAATGTCCGACAATATTGTAATTGACCAGAATAAACTAAAGGAATGGGTTGCACTCTGCGAAGAAGGAGGTAATCTTAAACGCAATGGTGCATCTACTGAAAGTCTAGCAGAAATCAATATTCGTATCAGTAAGGCTTTAGTTTCTCTTATTTCTCAAAATGAAGCGGATGCTGAATTTCTCTTTCAAATTATTAACGAAACTCCACCTCAAGCTCCATCTAATGCTACCACCGATCCTACTGATCCTAATTAAGTCTTGGCTGTTACATCAACACACAGAAGCTGCTCATTAGAAGGTGTTAGCCACTCAATACGTGTAACAATCTTGCCATTTACTCCTACAGGAAATACTGATGTTGTTGTGTTCGTGTAGGGACCTTCTGTTAAGGGACATGCTACATCTGAACAAAGATCTTCAGTGGTCGGTGCAAAAGGGATTCCATTGAAGGAAAAGGAATACTTTGCAATTCCAGCATCTACATAGCATCCTGCAGGAATATCCAGATTTAGTGTAATATATGAATCTTCACCCGGAACTACAGGATCCGGAAGTAGACTTCCACTTTTGAATGCTAAAAGCGATTTTCCTGCAGAACAATCTTTGACGGAATTTGACACAGTGTTATTTAGACCAAATAATACTGCAGCAATAAATGCACCGACGAAACCCATTATTTACTTATGCTTGCGATTCTTTAACTGCTTTTGACTTTTTCTAGATATCTTTCTTGTCTTTCTTTTTCTTTTGTTATCAACTTTTGCTATAGGTGATAAGCCGCCAAATAGAGAATTGGTAGATCCGTTTTTAGATGGAGGATTTGATGAAACAGTTCTTGCAGGAGGACTTGATCCAGGTACAGAAGGGCTGCCTCCTGCTAATGCACTTGATACCATTTGTTGTGCTCGTCTGCTTCCTTTTATTTCTCTAATTCTTTGCGGATCAAATGCTTTCATTGCTTCCCTCTGCTGTTTATTTGAAGCAAATCCATTTGTTAATTGATCCTCTAGTCTAAAATTTTCTGATAAAATACTAACAGCACTTCTATTACTTGATCTTATTGAACTTATTGAAGTATTTAAATTTGTATTTTTTCTTGTAGTATTTGGTTGAGGATTTTGAATACGCAATGGTGCCTGTAAAGGAGGAAGTGGAGGAGGTTGCATAGGTGCCATACCTTGTGGTGCAGGTTTTCCTGCAGATGGAAGAATAGGTGGAGGTAATCCATATGATGCGCGATACGGATTGTACGCCATACTCTACTTTATAAAAATTTAATGTTTGCGGGTTCTTGATTTTCTTGTCTTTCTGCTTTTTTTTGATTTTTTAACTGTTATTCTTAATGGTCCAAAAGAAGGTGGTGGCAGAGATTTTACAGGAAGAGGTACTTTTCCTGTTGCAGCATTCCTTAAAGTTTGTAATTTTTTATGAGCATTTAGATCACCTTTTTTATATTTTTGAATAAAATTTTTATTAAAGATTGTTCTTGCTCTTTCTTTACGCACACTTTCCCTCATTTCTTCTTCAATGTTTAATCTTCTTGATCCATTTCCCTCTGGTGCTAAATATGCAGATGTTCCGCCAGGTCTTGCAATTCCTAGACCATTCGCTTCTATATTTGGTGCTAATAACTCTTCGGGGACTTCTTCTGCTTCTGAAAACATACTATCATTAGTCATACGTGATTTGCTTGATCCTGCTGATAGTAATAATAGATTATTTTCTCTTTGGGATCTTTTTCTAGGTCTAGGTGGTGATTTATATGGGTCACCACCACCAGCCCCGCCAGCACCAGCAGTATATGAAGATGAAGATGAAGATGATGATGACATCACTCTACCTTAGTTTGTGTATTTTTTGTATCAGTTATTGATCCAACAACTAAACGCGTTACTCCTGTTAAAATCATGGTGCCATATGATGTTTCTGTTAACTGCATTGTATTTAGGATTATATGACACCAGGGTGATGCAGTTGTAAAAATACCACTAAGAATTCCTTGAAACCCAGAAGGAACGCAGACATTTCCATAAAACTGTGTTGCAACATAATGCATACCGTAGACCACTGCTAACGACAAACCTGTCTTCTTGAGTTCATCCATTCCTTTCTAATTTGTCAGATGGAATTAAAGGAATGGAGGATGCAAAGGCTTGTCCTTGGTGCCAACGTTGGGCTCTAAAAGATGCCGCTTGCAATTACATTTTCGCTTGCGGTCTTGAAACCAAGGGAAAATTTAATGTTGGAGCAGGTTGCGGAAAGCCATGGTGCTGGCAATGTGGTAAAAAGTTTTGCGGACAGTACTATGATCCTAACACAGGTCAAAAAGTTGGCAATAAAGATTCACATGATGCAGAATGCTGCAAGAAAGAACCCGGATTCAAGCAGGAAGATTACTGTCCTGGTGGACATAATTCCCATTGCTCCCCTAGGTTTTCTTGAACCATGAACGAGCTCCAGATGATTCAGCGATTGCATCCTTTGCAAGATCCGAATCTGTTGTTCTATAGGTCTTGCCTTTTAGTAAAAATGAATGCACACGCGCATAGCCCCATTGCTGCTGAGTAGCTCCGGGCCTATGTCCTGTTCTCCAGGCTGCCATTCCTCTGTTAAATGACTTTTTGATATATTTGAGGGGAACTCCTGTTGCATCAGATTTCTGCTTGAGGGATAGCGCTTTAGGAAATTTGGCCTTCCATCTCTGAGTATAAGATGAGGGTTTTGATTTTACTGTTTGATCTGTTTTGAATCCTACATATGCTTTTGGATCGGTCCATGACATTGCGCCAAAATGACGCATTTCCTTCAACTTCTTTTTCTTTTGTGTTTTATTAAGACCTGCAAAGTATTTAGCAGGATGATACATTTCCTATTTATTCTTGTTATTTAAATATGAATTGTTGGTGCTACCTTCATTGTATTAATCTTCTTCGTTAGTGAAGCAATTGAATCCTTTGATTTCTCAAGTTTTTTCTTTTCCATAGTCTTATCAGTCGGATTTGCCGCTTCTGCAGCCTTCCGTTTCTGCCAGTAGGCTCCCCAATCCATACCACTCTTCATCTTTTTAGGATTTTTCATATATTCCTGTATTGCAGGATCCTTCATTGTGCTAGTTAGCGATAATGGCTGCTTCCTAAAAGTCCAAGTTCCATCTTGATAAAGATATCCAGATGGAAATAGGTTAATTGTATCATATAACGCTCCAGATACCGGATCCCAAAGATATTTCAATCCGTTGACTTCTTTCCAATGCCAGTCCATATCAGTCATTTTAGCACTGATTTTTGATTAGCAGGTATACTTCAATTTTTACTAACGTAAAAATAAGACAATTTTTACTAACATAAAAATAAGACAATTTTTACTAAACCCAATGTAGGAAATGAATTATCCAGATGAAATTATAGTTGAAAAAGGTTCTTCAGAATATGAAGTCCTTCACAAACATTCAGAAGTATTTAGAATGCTTGCAAAATATTCTGAAAACAAAGATAAAGTAAAACTATCTTCTGAATTCTTTGATGATGAATGGCCTATGTTTGTAGATCTATTCTTTCCTGAAATGGGAATTAATCCACTCTTCAAATTCAAAAATAACTCAATACAATTGCGTTCTAATCGCGGAACAGATGAACAACTGGCTCAACTCTTCCGTTTTTTATTGATTAATGAGGATGCTTCAAAGAAGATTGCTGAATCTCAGGCATTAAAACAAATAAATGCTCCACCAGAAATTGTTCCAAGAGGTACAGGAACTCGTAGGCGGAATATTGAACGAAAATTTAATAATAAAAATTATAATAATTATAACAATAATAATCATAATAAGAACTTTAAAAATGATAACAATTATAATGGACCAAAATTAGGTTTTACATCAAAAGAGAAAAAATACCTTAGTAAACTATCAGAGAAAAATGCAAAGATATACTTTCCTAATGAACGCCGCAGAAAGACACGTCGTATAAAGGTCTAAACAGGATAATTTATTTTGACCATTTTAAACAGCGTTTTCTTGTTCCAAAAAAATTTCCAGAACTATATTTATCACATGTATATCCTTGACTAATCATGTATAAACTATATAAACTATTCATAAATAATCTTCCTATGACAATTATTAGAAAGAGAATTATTAAATACCATATCCAATCTTTCATTCTATAGTATAGATATAAAAAATTGAATATTATCTCTATTTGTAAATGGTAAAGCGACACAATGCCTCTTCCCCATACTTGCAATAAATGTGATGTATTTATTAATGATATACTTGAATATCCCCTACCACTTGATTATCCCGATCGGAGTCTAATCAAGGAAGGTGCAAGACGAAGATTAATTCCTATGCTTGCTAAAAGTCTCAAGAAACTTATTGCTGATTATCCCGTAATTGATATGAAACGCGTTTGGGATGGAATTCTCTTTGAGAATAGAGTATGTCGTGAAAAAAATAATTACCGATTTATAGCAGATTCCATTATTTCATCTTTATCAGAAAGGCACATACTATGGAAAAAGGAACTTGATTTACTTGGTGTAATTGCTATAGAAAATGGTCTTATTAAAATGAAAGGTTTACGTTATGGTCGTATAATGATTCTAGTACAAGAATGGATCAGTTATTGTATCTACCTCCTTTGGACACAAATGCCTTCAGTGCATTATAATCACAATTTTCCATCTGAAAAGGAAGTTCCTGATATGTTTATCTTTAAGACTAGATCTAAAAATTTCTATGCTTCGGATTTGTATAACTGAAGATAATTAATGAGATTAGAAAACCAAAGAAGAACTCAAAAAGATCCACTAAATAGTTTTTTTCATAAATATCTAAGGACTGATACGCAACAAAAAGAATAATTATTAATGGAAATTTTACTGCAAGTAAGCCAAATGTAAAGTGCCAAAAGGAATTTAATCCATCAGTCCATGGCCTTCTTGCAAGAGCCATCTACCTTCTTATTTGAATAAAAATTGAAACTTGTGTGCACCTGTACAAACTTGCAGATCCTCTAAAATGTCGTTTCTTAAAATTTGTAATACCACTGATCCCGTTGTAGATTTTCCTCCAACAGAAGATCTAGCAAAGAATTATTCATATCCTCTTGATCCTTTCCAGCAACATGCAATTTGCGCAATTCATAAAGAAGAAAATGTTCTTGTCACAGCTAAGACTGGATCAGGAAAAACACTCGTTGGTGAATATCAGATTGCCTATAGTCTGAGAAAAGGTGGTCGTGTATTCTATACTACACCTATTAAATCCTTGTCAAACCAGAAATTTCATGATCTCAAGGAAATGTTTCCATCAGTTGGAATTGTAACAGGTGATATCAAATTTCAACCTGATGCTGCGGTTGTTATTATGACTACCGAGTGTCTTCGTAATATGCTTTATAAGAAAGGAACTTCTACTGAAGGTCTTGGACTTACTGCTGGAATGTCTTTGACTGGTCTAGATGCAGTTATCTTTGATGAGGTTCACTATATTAATAATAAGGAACGCGGCAAGGTCTGGGAAGAGACTATGATCTTGCTTCCTGCAGAAGTAAAAATGATTATGCTTTCTGCTACAATTGATGGTGCTGATGCTTTTGCTTCATGGATTGGTGATCTCAAACAGAAGATGTGTTGGCTCATTCCTACAACTCATCGTGTTGTTCCTTTGAAGCATTGTGTCATTCAGAGTTGGTCTTCCGATCCAATTGTTGTTATGGATCCTGCTGAGAAATTCTATGATTCGCAATGGGATTCGTGGGTCTTTTACCGAAAGAAGATCTGCGACTCTTATGAAGATCACAAGAAGAAGGTTGCAGGACGACGGGCTGGAGGATATGAAGATCCTGTTATTAAACAGGGCAAGGATGAACGCCCTCAATCTTATGTTGCTGAACTTAATCGGTGTGCACAGTATCTGAGTGAAAGATCTCTGCTTCCCGCCCTCTTCTTCGTATTTAGTCGTGCTGCATGCGAATCTTGGGCCAACAAGATTGAAGGCTCCTTCATTGAAGGTAAACAGTCTGCTGAGATTCGTAAGATTGTTAGCTTTCATCTTCATCGGTATATGGACATTCTAAAGGGTCTCAAGCAGTATCATGATCTGATGGGTCTGCTAGAAAGGGGAATTGCCTACCATCATTCTGGCTTGCTGCCTATCTTGAAGGAGATTATTGAAATCCTCTTTGCTAAGGGATTTGTTAAGGTTATGTTCTGCACAGAGACTTTTGCCGTTGGAATTAATATGCCTACAAAGACGGTTGTATTCTTAGATCTCAAGAAGTATGATGAAGGTGGCTTGCGATGCTTGGCAACTGATGAATATATTCAGATGGCTGGACGTGCTGGGCGGCGTGGTCTAGATAAGGAGGGTATGGTGATCTATCTTCCATCACGTGATCCTATTGGTACAGGTGAAGCAAAACTTATGATGACTGGGCGCAAGACTGTTCTCCGTTCCCGTATGGACTTTCATTATGACTTCTTGCTCAAGACTTTGCAGAGCGGTTCTTTATCTTGGCTCAAGATCTCTAAGGATTCATTCTGGTATAAGCAGCAGTTAGTTTATGTAATGGGACAAAAAGAAATTGTTTCTTCACTAAAATCCAAGATTGTATCTGCAGGAATCACGGAAGAACAGTTCTTGGATGTGCAGAAAGGCATTATTCTTGCAGATAAGGTTAAGTCTTCTGTAAATGCTGCTAAGAAGAAAGCGCAAGCTGAACTTGAATCTTGGAAGAATATCCATGTAGGGCCTGCATGGCTTCTCTTGCAGAAGAAAGTGGCTGATATTCTGTTGGTCAAACAGGAGTTGGAAAGGGAAGAAGCAACTTTAAAAGACATGGAGTGTTTTACTGCTGGACCCGAGGCAACAATTCGGTTTCTAACAGAGACTGAATTCTTGAAGGATGTTGTAGTTCCATCTGAGATTACATCCGCAAATCTAACTATAAAAGGCGTGTTAGCAACAGAAGTTAATGAAGCTAATCCTATTCTCCTAGTGGAAGCATATGACCGTGGTCTTTTCTCAACTCTTTCTGCCGAAGATATTATCCTTGTTCTTGCTGCTTTCTTAAAGGAGAAGGGAAAAGATGAAGTTTCATTTAAACTGCCTCCTGCAGTAAGTGACGCCTTAAACCAGATTGATGGTTTTGCTAGGATGTTTCAAGGGCTAGAAGAGCGTCTTGGATTTATGCCATCTGCATTTTGGGATCTATCTGCTTACTGGCTTGGACCTATTGAGCAGTGGTTAAATGGGGGATCTGCTGCTCAGATCTGCTCGGATTTTGGCATCTATGAAGGAAACTTGTATCGTGCTCTTATGTCTTTGAATAATATGATTAATGAATTAACTGCTATTGCGACTTACTGTCAGCACACTGAGATTGTAGATAAGTTGAAGGGAATTGGATCTGGTCTTCTTCGCGATATTGCTATTAATGACAGCCTCTATCTTAGAATTTAAAAAATTTGAATTATTTGGTGGTTGACTAAATTGTAGGTCAAAAATGAATCTAACACGCCTAATTCGTACGTTTAAGACTAGTAATCCTCAGATCTGTGGCATCTGCAAAAATGATTATTTGCCGGGTCAAATTATCTTTGATCGTAAGGAAAACAAGATTTCTTGCATAGAATGTGATTTTGAGTCTATTTATTATACCAAGATTTATCCAGGTGAAAAGTCACCTAACTTTTATACACCCTATCCTTCTGCTGATGAAGATCGGGATAATAAGGATATGCTAGATCGGCAGGATATGTCCAAGAATAAGAGGAAGTCTCATAAGCCCGAACTTAAGTAAAAAAGCAGCCAAAAGAAGCTAAAAAAGCCAAAAAAAATTGAAACTATATTTCATTTTTTTAGTGTCAGAAAAAAATGCAGTCTCATCTTAGTGAAATCTTGCAGCAATGGGTTTCTGCAAATAAGCAATATACTTATGTTGGAATTGGCTCTGCAATTAATTGTTCACTAGAGCAATTGAATGAGAAGAATGATCAAATTGTTCCTGTCTTTATTCGGAATCTTCTTGCAGAAAAGAAGTCAGTTTTCTCCATTCATTTTGATCCATTCTTCAAAGTTGATGTTATGAAGGAGTATTTTAAGGAAAGACATCCTATGATGGAATTTAAGGATCTTGGCTTTGCTTGGCTTTTCTTCTTTGTGGGGCACACTGTTCTTATCTGTCCTAAGGCATTTGAGCATAAGCAGATTGACCATGATGTTGGCTCCGATGATCTATTTCTTCTAGAACTCATTCGTCATAGTATTGCATCTGAATCTAAGATGATCCTGCAAGAATATACTGGATTTGATACTATCTGTATTCTAAAGAAGGTCTTTGCTGAATTTAATGATAAAAGGAGGTTTAAGGAAAATATTCTATTTGATATTTCTTACGGCGCTGACTGTGGATGTCAGACTGATCTAACGCGGTATGGACCTCTTACAAAGAGAAATGGGGAATTTTATAACTTTCTTCTGTATAGTGAATCTGAACTTCTGGCTGTGATCGGTAAAGATCCTATGATGGATACTTTGATTTATGGTTACTTCAAGAAGAAGTGGATTCAGGTCTTGAATGATAATCATGTGAATTATAGAAGGCGGCTGAAGGGTGAAGATTGCTTGTTTAGGTCGGATGTTTATGATGCAAGGGCATCGCCAAGTATTATCATGGAGTACTTGCAGAATCAACTTGTGCAGATGATGGTCATCTTTCACAGGTTGGGGTCTATTGATGAAGCTAAGGAAAAGGAATTTAATGCCCTTCTTGATGGGTTTGCTGAATGGGATGTTTATAAGTGGTATTCAGCTACTGCTCAGATTCCTTAGTTCTCCAATTAAAATCTTTGAAAAAAATAGAAAATGGGAAAGGAAATTTTGGTTGTGATTGATGTGCAGAATTGCTTTGTGCCGGCGTATCCGGGATGGTCTGGTGGATCTCTAGCAACATCTGGGGAGGCACCAGATATTATGGCCGCAAAAATTAATACTTTAATTAAATCTGGAAAATACGCAGAAGTATATTTTTCTCAAGATATGCATCATCCTCAAAATGTATCAATGATGAATATGCATAATCTAAATGCATTAAGACAAAGTGGTGATGTTTTTACTGGACCTGCTGGTTTACCTGCCTATAAGACATTTTATAAGTTGAAAAATATGAGGGAAGGTGAAAATGTTGCGCAGTATAGAAGATGGATTTCACAAGATTCATTAGTCAATCAAAATCTATGGCCACGTCATTGCGTTATTCCTAAAGATGATCCCTTCTATCCTGCAGATGCTCAAAATACACGCGTTAATAAGTCAAATCCAAGTCTGTTTAATAATCCTGGAAATGTCAATGGTGCTGATCTTGTTGGTGTCTTAAATAACTATAAAAATGGCAGACCGGATGGTGTTTCTGCTGATATTTATCACGTCTATAAAGGATTTTCTCCTGATAGAGATTCCTATTCTGCCGTTGCAGATGCTTATGGAAACTTTGATCCTTTTATTGCCAAAGTAAATGGTATTAAAGAACCTAATCAAGATAATAAATTTGCAAATATGCTTCTTGGTAGAAAGGATATTAGTGATATTCATATTTGCGGCATTGCTCGTGATTTCTGCGTTTATTGGACTGCTATGGATTTAATTGATTTAATCTTATTTGGTCAAAAAGAACAAATGGATCCTAAACCCAAGATTCACTATCTTTGGGATTTAACTCGTCCTGTTGTTACACCCCCTGCTCCTCCGCAGTTCATTATGACTAAAAAGTCGTTGGCTACCGCAGCAAATGCTTTTCTCAAAAAGGTTTTAAATAAGCAAATTACAATAAGAAATCCTGAAGATTTGTTTGTCATTGAAGATGTAAATGCTTCTTATGATCAAGCAGATGTAGTTCCCGCTTCTCCTTCAGAAAATGCCTCTTCTAGAAGTCGTAAGAGTCGCCGCATCACACGTACATTAAAACGCAAAAGCCGCAAAAATAGTTTTAGCCGCCGTTAAGTTATTTTTAAAATATCTTTAATTTATTCTATTAATTTATTGGGCATCTGTAAACTTCATCCTAGTAGTTAAATTAAGTATATCATGTATATATTATTCCATATCTATATTCTTCTTTTTTAGGATGGCACGTTCCTAGCAGATAATCTATCCAAAATTGACCATAATTACAATTATTGTATTTGTGGTGGAGTAAATGATGATTGCCTATCAGCCAGACAAAACGATGATCATGAGCCATCATGCCACGAACATTTATTAGAAATAATGCTAGAATTAGATATTCAAAAGGAACTGTGTAGGATTCCTTTACTTGTAGATAGATTGTAGGAAAAAAGACACCAACTCCTTGAAAAATGGTTTCAACTGAACTTGCAAGATATGTGTCAGGTGCTCGTGGAACTATTTTGGAATGATGCAATTTGTGATGCTCGTACATTATTTTATGATGCAGTGCAATGTGTGATATATAAAACCACATATCATACGAAATGATTGATACAAGGACCAGAATCATCTACTGAGGTGTCTTTTTAAAATATGTCCAACCCGCACCATTAATTCTATGGACTCTTAATGATTCTAAAGATACTTCATTAGATTTAAGAACTGTACATAGAGCAGTTACAACATCGTACCATCCATATAAATATTCTGTATCATCCAAACATAGAATTGTATTATTATCTGATATGGCTAAACAATTACGAATATCTTGCAGAGGTGTATCTCCAAAATGCCCTCCATCAATAAAAATAAAATTAGGATGAATTTTTCCTTTTAGTTGTGGTATAAGTTTGGTTGAATCACCGATAAATAATTGATGTCTACCAGGAAAATGTTTATCAATTACTTTCTTGCAATCATGAATATATTTATGTTCACCTAAGTCAACACTAATTACTTTTATTTCAGGACTTGCTGATAAAAAAGTTGCCGCACTATGTCCTAAATTAAAACCAATCTCTAATACTCGGTTAATTTTTGGATTTTCATGCAGAAATCGGATAAATTGTTCAGATTGTTCTCCTTGAGATCCTCCTTCAATATATTCATCACATTCAGTCTTAATTTTTTCAAGTTCAAAAACTACTATATTAAACTTATTTGCAGCTTCTTGAAATTGCATATTTCTTAATAATTCTCTTTTATATTTAACTTTTTAAACCACCAAAAAAATTTGATATGCTGCACTTCTTTTCTTTTATCAAAATGGAAGGTTATGTCTATTGCATGACAAATGAACATATGCCTGATTTTGTAAAAGTCGGGTATACGGACAGAACACCAGAAGAAAGGTTGGCTGAGGCTAATGGAGATACTTGGTCTATCCCTGTTTGGAAGTGTGAAACATCCATTAAAGTTCGGAATCCCCGTGATGCTGAAAAAGTGCTGCATAAAATTCTAAGTTATGAAGATGGACGTGTTTCTTCCCGCCGGGAATTCTTTACTGCACCTGTTGAAGCAATCAAGAATCTATTTGATCTTCTGAGAACCCAACAGGATGAAATTTTGCCTGTAAGTCCTCAAATTAATAGTCCAGCAACAGGAGGAAGAGATTATAAGAAGATTTTCCGAGATGGACAGGTTCTCAAACATATATATAAGGGCGATGAGGCAATAGCTATCTACATGAAAGAAAAAGATTGCTTCATGTGGAGAGGAACTGAATATGGTTCACTTTCTAGGTTAAATGCTGCCCACAAACAGTCAATAAATCCAGAACTCAAATCTGCTGGAAATGCGTGGGATGAATGGATGGCGATTTCTGAAGATGGCAACTTTGTTCCTGTTAAACATTTGCCTCCGCTGCAAGAGACTGATTAGATTGGAACTGTACTTACGGGAGTAGGAACTGCATTAGGTTGGATATTCATTTCTTTTTTAGCCTGGTCCATAGCTGCTCTAACATTTTCAAGTGTAGGCTCTGCAATGGATTGTTGCTTAAGAATTGTGGCGACACGCATTTTGAGTTTGCTAAGTTGAAACTCATTTGCTTTTGGCATTTCATTCTTCATAATCATCCCCACCTTCTCTTGCAGATTATTCCAAATCTGCTCTTGTGTCATTTCTCCTGCAGGAGCCCACGCTGTTCCATCTATCAAATCAAATAATTGCTCAACCACATCTGTTGAGACCTTAAAGAAATCTCTGTCAGGATTTGGTCTTTCACCCATCTTTCCAATTAACTTATGTAAAGTAACTAGTTTTCCTTCTAGCGTAGCAACTTGCTTTGCTTTTTCAACTTTGAATGGATAGAGCAAACCTTCTGTGTAAAGTTCTGCCGCTCTTTCTGTTGGTGTTTTCACTGATGCTCCAATTAATACAAAATCTTGGTAAAGAGGATTAGATAATACAAATATATAACCAGACATTATATTATTTACTTAGATTTAATGTTTTAGGCTCTAGTTTTTCTTGTGTGTTTTCTTTGACTCCTTGCTCTAGTTCTCTTTCTTGTTAAAAATATAAATGCATTTCTTAATAAATTATCAGTTACCATTGACTGTCTAAACAAATAATGGTTACTAATAACATAAAATGTATCTTTACCTTCTGCATCAAGTTCATATGGATTACTTTCAAATGACCACTTTCCTTTTGCATTTTTAAATTGGGGAATATCATCCCAGCATCCAATATCTCTGCTTTCTGTTAATTCTTGCAGCATGTTATTTAGAATTAAATTACCATTATTATCACGCATAAATTTGGGAATATCACGGCATCTACAGACAATTGGCATAGTTGATGGTCCCTTAGGTCCATCTTGGACTGTTAGAGACTCGGGTGCAACAAATAAAGGATCACTCCATGAAAAATAAGAATCTGTATATCTTTTCTGGAAAGGACCATATTGTTTACTCGGATTCAAACCTGGAACTTGTATTAACTCTAGAGTTCCAGGTTTATCTGTGGAAATAGGATCATCTACTTCTTGTGTTCGCAAATAACTTGTTACCCAATGAGGATTTGCTTTGTGCTCTTGCGCTGATTTTTTAATATTAAAACTGGCTAAACCTGTTGTAGGCTTATTTCCCATCTGCTTTGTATGGAGATTATCTTTACTTTTATTAGGGATGCAAAGTGTTAAGGCTGAAAATCTTGTAAAGAATAAATTTTATAATATCTTACATCGTAAAGATTCTACAAAAGATTTAGGTGGATTTTTTATTGGTCGGAGACCAGATCTAACTTTTTCAAACGGTGGAAAATATGAATTCAGTATTTCTAAAAATTTAATGAAAGATTATTTATTTTTTGAAGATTTTTCTGCTAGAAAACTTGTTGATCAATTTGGTATTAATCTTTCAACCTATAATAATCGGTATCCTGCTAGAATAAATCCTGCTTTTGGAAAGACTAAAAATTATAGACAAAAGAGACGAAAGACTAGAAAACTTTAGTGCCTATTCTTACGAGTCTTTCTTCCACTAGATCCAGCGTGCACATTATGTTGATTTATGATTCCACTAACGACATGATTTGTAGGAGCATGTCCGAATTTTTTGGTAAATAGTTCATTAAATTTTGATTTTCTTTGCCACTTAGGAAATTTAGTTAAACCTCCTTTTAAAATATTTTCACTACCTTTTTCTACCTTTTCTTGTTCTAGTGTTTTGGATTCTGCATCTATTTTTACTTCTTCTAACAAATTATTTATAATTGACTCGGCAGTTTCATTTTCTTTTAAATTTATTTTTCCAGCGGCAATTGCCTTTGGAACTTCTACTTCTAAATATTTTCTAGCACCTTCAATTCCTGCAATTAAAAATTTAACCCCGGCTGTTCTTAGTAGATTTAATTCTTCTTTTCTTCTATTTGATAAATCATTTTTTGGTTCCAAAGCTCCTAATTTAATTTTTTCATAAAGAGAATGTTCTCTTGGCTTACTACCTCCATTATCTCTTGTTATAACTTGTTTTCCTGCATTCAGTGCTCCTCCACTCCTATTCTGTGAATTAAAGCGTGATGCATTTTCAGGATCAAATCTTTGTACAAATGCTTCAGGCGCAAATTCAAAATGTTTGGGCTTAGGAGCAGGAGGAGCAGGAGGAAGGACTGCAATTCCCAATTTAATTTTTTTCCTATTAACAAGTACTTGTAACGCTTCTTTACTTGTTTTTTCTAAATCAATTATGAACCCGGGGAAATTTATTAAAGTTTTATACTCCTCAAATAATTTAATTTTTTCATCCATCTACTTTAACATCTTATTTTTACGCACCCTAAAATATGTACTTTATAGATTTTATATTTTTCCAACAAATTTGAGATATCTAATAATCTATATGTTAAGATATGCAACAAACTCTAGATGCATTCTTTAGAATTGAACCAAAGACTAGAAAAATTAAAGAAAAAGAAAAAGCAAAAGTAAAAGTAAATGTTGGAGCAAAAGAAGCTCTAGAACCACTCTTTATTCGGACTGTGCCAGAAGACCCACGATACCGAAGACAATTAGATGAAGAATATGAATTAATTGATAAAAATCATTTTACTCCAGTTTTCTTGCAGGTCCGTACTGTTCTTGAAATTGTTAAAACACTTGGTTCCACAACAACTCCAATACCACATATTATCCGCGGCTCCGCTGGTTCATCCCTCGTAACCTATCTGCTAGGAATTACTCATGTTGATCCAATTCTTAACAAGATTGAATTAGCTCGTTTTATGAATGAGAAGCGAAAGGATATGCCCGATATTGATATTGATGTGCCTTATAATAGAAGGGAAGAGATCTACGGACTTATTGCTGAGCGATTTCCAAATCAAGTTGGACGTGTTTCAAACTATAATTTATGGACTGAAAAAGTAAATACACGACAGACAATCAAGGATATTTTGAAAGAACATAATAAACCAATTCCTAGAGCAGTGAATAAAAAAGGTGCAAAGCCTGAAAAATTCTTAACCGCTGATGAACTCAAAGAGTTTACGGTCAAGAAATCAGATAGACAAGGAACACTCAAGAATTATAGTAAACATTGTGGAGGAATTGTTATCTTTGAAAATGAAGGTGAAGTTCCGGAAGAGTTACGCCTTAAAGAAATTGAGGCAGATGGAGTTCCTCTTTTCCAGATTAATCTGAATAAAGATGATACCGAAGATCGCGGATTTATTAAAATAGATTTACTCAGCAATCGGGGTCTAGCACAACTTGCAGATATTTGTCCCGATCGTTCCTTAATTTCATATCCAAGTCGTGATGCAGCAACAGAACGAATCTTTGCTAGAGGCTGGAATATTGGTATCACATTAGGTGAAAGTCGCGGAATGCGTAAATTATTTATGGATATGAAACCAGAAGGTGTCTCCGATATTGCGGTTGCTCTAGCATTAATCCGCCCTGCTGCCGCTGCTGAAGGTCGTAAACAACAATTCTTGGATAAATGGCGACTGCTAGATGGGAAACAGACTCCCTTAACAAGACCTATTGTCTACGATGATGATGCAATTCATAAAATCCGGTATATTCTAAAATGTGACTCAGCAGACGCTGATTGTTGGAGAAAAGCATTTGCAAAAGGAAATCCGAAGAAACGTGTAGAATTCCGTCAATTAATGACTTCCCTTGGTTACCAACAGTCCACAATAGATCAGGTTGTTGATGATTTAAATCAACTTGTCTATTATAGTTTCTGCAAGAGTCATGCAGTATCCTATGCTCAATTAGTCTGGGCTCTTGGTTATTGGAAAGCACATCGCACTCATGAGTTTTGGTGCTCTGCTCTAAATCATTGTAATTCGGAGTACAGGAAATGGGTTCATTATAGAGAAGCACGTTGCTCTGGTCTTCTCTTGAGTAGAGGTGCGCCTCCTTATCGCTTAGGATCAAAGACAGGAAAATCTGCGCTACTTCCTTTTGTACAAGAACAATCACTGCTCAAAGAACCAACGGCGATTGAAGATTTTAAGGAACGAGGTTATTGGCTAACAGAAGAATTCTTGCCTTCTTGTGGTCTTTGGTATGAACCACAACTCCGATTAGATGGAAAACGAACAGTACGATTTAGAGGGATTATTGCTTCGGGTCGGCAGATTAACAGGGATTATGGTATTGCAACACTTATCTGTTTAGGAATTGGCAACAGAGAATATTTAGATCTAGTTATTCCAGATCAGAAAAGAGGAGATCTATTTGCATGGGCTACCCTAGAGGGAAAAGGTATTCAAGTTAAACCGGGAACAGTGCAAGTAACTAAGATAAGTGGTCTTGCCATTAAAAATTTAGAAAAAATTGAATGCTGAATGTGCAATATAAAATAGTGGCATAAATAGGATGGACTCTTTTCCCAGACTCCGTTTATCAATTCGGCTTCCGCCTCCTTCGGCTGGACCTAATACCAATGACTTGAAGACACCCCCCAAAAAGCCTTGCAAGAAAACTGTTAGTTTTGGATCCTTAGAAATTTTAATGATTAAAATAGTTCATTATACTTTGTCACCCATTTCCTTTACTCCGAAGATGGTACGGAAGAGACTGACAGTTCGGAGACATAGTATTTAATTTCCGGATTTGGAATGAAATATTCAAGCTGAAAGTTTGTTTTTTCAAGACAATTAATTGACATCTTCTGCTTGAATGTATTGGATGAATGAATCATATGCAAGATTGTCTGGTTTGAGGGAAGTTGAATCATTGGTTCTGTAAAGTTATTTGTTAGCCTTCCTTCTACTGCACATGGCTCTTCATCATCATATGAATGATTATAGAGATATGTAGATCTAAATGCTAGTGTACAATTTAATGCATGTTTATTATGATACGGTCCCGCAACATAGATATCTCCTGTTTCTACATTATACATATACACTTTTGAGCATCCAGCTATTTTCTTCTTTGGATACTGTTGGAATGCTTCTACTACTGATGATACTCGTGTTGGACGATAATAATCATCATCATCCATAACAACTATAATCTTTCCTCTTGCTTCCTTGCAGAGTCTGTTTAACTTAGAACCCATTTTTCCTGGTGATTGTGTTATATATCTGATATTTGGTAACCTTTCTGAAAGATTATCAAATAACTGTTGGGAATCTGAATTATCATCTAGAATAATCCATTCCATTTTATCTTTTGTGTATGTTTGCGATTTATAACATTTTATCAATCTTGGTATAAAATGTTTGCGGTTAGCTGTAGTTGTGATAACGGATACTTCCATTTAAGTCACTAGTTAAATTATTGTTCGTAAAGAACTCAATTTTTACGGGTCTTTCTTCCCTTTCGTCCATTTCTTACCTTTCTATTTCGTGTTCTGGGTTGCGCTACAGATCCCCAAGCAGGTCCCATTTCTCTTTTTCTTCTTTCTAAATACTCTACCCGTTTTTTAATTACTCGTGTAGGAATTTGTTCTTCATTAACTACTTGCATTTGAATTAATTCTCTGCCCTCCGATCCATCCCTATGAGTTAATTCATTTAATCTTGCAAGTAATTCTGTCCTAAGTTTTGGTTGTGCCATATTATGTTCCCAATCAGCCCATGGACCATAGAAAGATTGTGCCCAAGGATTTAAATGAGGTGCTACAAATTGTAGAGTAGGTTCTTGACCCGGTTCTGGAGGAGATACCTCTTGAGGAATTGGAAACATTTGAGGTGAAGGAGGAGGTGAAGGCGGAAGAGGAGGAAGAGGAGGTAGAGGAGAAACTTCTTCTTGAGGTTTTGCTCTTGGTGTAGGAACAGGTAATTTAGCGATTAATTCTTTTATTGATTTAATTTTCCTTTGTGCATAATCACTTGTCTGCAAAGTTTCATATTGTGTAACTATATTTGCTATTATCCATTCAATAAATGCTCTGACAAAACTATCAGTTGATCCATTTTGACAGACTTCATATTCTAATTTTGCATTACTAATTGCATATTCTAAAATCAATCTAGCAGTATTCTCCTCTTTTATTACTTGATTATAATATGTGCTACCCATATAAGGTATAGATCTTATCCATACTAAATATCCATCAAATATTTTTTTGACAATAATATTTAAATTTTCGCCATTTATACGATCACTGCAGTTTACCCCTTCAAATCCATTTTTAAGAATTAAAATAATACGCTCATCTGGAGGAACTAAATGAGGCAATAATGCTAGTAAAGCAGTCTTTGCTCCCCTCTTTTGAATATCCCATAATTTATTATATTCTGCCCTAGATACTCTTTTCATCTCAAAAAAGTTTCCAGCAGTTGATTCTGCTAAATTCTTATTTTGACGATAGGCTAGATCCATCCCTACTCTAGAATTTTAATTTCTTTAATCTGTGTAGAATGAATCGTACTGAAAGTAATGTAACAAATGTTGAAGACTTAGAAGACTTAATTAATCGCATTAAAAATAATCTTGATGAAATTTTACCTAAACCTAGCGCTCCTGCAAATAATTCTCCTAGTAAAGTTTTCTTGGAAAAACTTCGGGGATTACACGATGATGTTGATTCTTTAAAAGAAATTATTGAAACTCGTGTATCATTTAATGCTACTCCGGTGCATTCAAGTTTGAAAAGAAAGAGAAAGACTCGTAAGACAAGACGCTAATTTGGTTCCCATCCCAACCATTTCTTTGGAACACCCGTTTTTGAAAAAAGTCTTCCCATTATAACAAAGGCACTTTCTGAAAATCCAACATTTATATTAGAAAATCCATAAATCATAAAATCTGTCAGTAAATTAATATTCAAATCATGCTTTTTAATGCCATACGATTCTAGTTTATCACTATCTATCAAATGAGTTCCCTTTCCCACATCAGGAAGTTGCAAAACTGGTGGATCGGGTATAGCCATTTTTGAATTTGGATATAGTTCTAACCATTTCCTGATATATGTAGGCGAATCACTTATAATATAAGTATTCTTCTTTTTATCTTCTGATATCTGCTGATATCCTTCTACATACATCTCAAATAGTCCTTCTACTCCTCTATCAGTTCCCCTTAGATGTACTAGACAATATGGTCTTTGAACATTTAATCTAGGAATTATTTCATTCGCAATAGACTGCTTAAAACGTAAATGATCTCCTAGAATTGCTGAAGACCACTGTCTTAATCCTTTAGAGCATGTAACAAGTATATCACCCGGAAATACTGCATTTTTTTCTGTAAGAAGTAATTTGTATTTATCGTCATAAGCTTCTATGGTTGATGGTTTCTCCAGCATTTCTAGTGTCCATGTTGATGGATACACAGAAGCTCCAGCTTTAGCCTTTTCAACAACTTCTTGAATAGTTATTGTTGGAATTCCTATTATTTCAAAATAATCTGAAAAATCTTCTTTCTCTTGCCCCCAGATTTTATCCCTCCAATCAACACAAATTGCTGCATTATTCTTTTTACAATAATTCAAAAGATGAGATAAGAGTTGGAGTCGGTCCGCAAATCCCTGCCATCCTTTCATTACAACAATTTGCATTTGCGTTTCCATTATTTTATTCTTGCTTTTTTTATTTAAGCAAAAAATAGAATAATAAAGTAAATGCGTATTTCAGATGGTAAACGGTCATTTTATGTAGATATTAATCAATTAAGTTATTTACTAAACCAACTAATAGTTCTAAAAGATAAATCATTTGACGCAATTCAGAGTTTCTTGCAGGAAACACTTGATAGTCGTAAAGTTGAAAAAGCTTTGATTATCGTAACTGCTCCTCAATATGATGTTTTGTTTTCTTTGAATCAAAAATAATGGCTGCATGTTTCAGTCTATCATCCCTTTCTGCTGGTGTTTCTTGTTTTGTTATTTTAGGAAAATTTAATAAAATCTTTGGTGCAAATATAATTGGTTGGACTGGTTGGACCGATTTGCTTTGGAAAAGACCCATTAATTAATTATTAGGATAAAATGCGGAAAATCATCCGCTCCTTCCAATAAGGCCTTGAAGCATCAAAGGAGATTGCTGCTCGGATCTTGTCACCCTTCTTAAACTCCATTTCGCTCTTTTCATCACGAGTCTTGATCTTAATGCTTGTATCGGCAGAGATAAAGGGATACTTAATCTTAATAGACTTCTGCCAAGATGGAACATAGATTTCCAACTTAGCTGTAGTATCATTATGCGTGTAATCTAGCAGATATCCTTCAATAATATCGTCTGTTGTCGGGCGCAGCGACTGTAGGGCGACCAGAAATGTATAGTCACGATCATGCTTCTTTGCAGCCTTAGATGCAGTGTTCAGAAGTTCCAGAAGATAGTCATTTGAGGTAATATCATGATTTTCACGAATAATCCACTTCCACACACGCTGATTTTGGATATCAGCATATCGGCGAAGTGGAGATGTTGCATGACAATAGATTTCTGCATTTAGACCATGATGACGAGTTTCCGGGGCTCCAGCAGAAATATACTCAGCTGATGACATTGCTAGAAACTTGAGGGTTGGATCAATCTTCTCAAGAATCTTCATCTTCTCCTCATTTGGTGCCTTATGAGAACGACAGATTCCTGCAGACCAATCCTTGAGCCTTAAAGCCATCTCCTTGTTGTAGAAAATCATCAAGGCTGCAATCCAATTATGAGAATCACTTGCGTCTGTATCCGGTGTGAAAACTTCGCATAATGTTCGCAGAATATCCTTATGTCCCGTATTGTTAATAGATTCGTATGTAAATGTCTCCTTATTCTTAACGACTGTTTCCCTAAAGACTGTGCTAAACACCTTGTTATTTGTTAGCGTAAAGATAAGACTCAAACCAAGACGCTCCCTGTCAGTAACAAGCGACCCATAATCTTCAGCCAAATCTGCAGGAAGCATATGACGCGGCTTCCGGCCATCTTGATATAGACTCTGACCTGTCGCTTTTGCAATCAGATCAATTGGATGATTTTCTGGTAGAATTTCCGCCACATCCGCAATTGTAATGATGCAATCTACTGAACCATCCGCCCTCTGCCTATAAGAAAACACATCGTCAATATCACGACATCCTGCAGGATCCACATTAAATGTTGGCCAATCCGTAATATCCATCCGATTTTCAACATCATAGGATACTGGCTCCAACGAAAGCGACTGCTTCTTTGTATATGCTGTGAAAGGTGAATAGAGCCAGTACAGTGCCTCGGCTTCAGCTAAATAATCACCTACAGGGCCAAGAATCTGCTGGCATGATCCCCTTGGTAGACTCTGATTAAGATCCCACGATTCAAAAGCAATTACTGCAAGAACGTTCTGATTTGGCTCAGTTGTTGAACCAACTCGGAATGGAGGAAATGCCTTATTCATCGGATGAAATAGATAAATTGGTACATTCTTTGCAGTAAAACCGTAACGTGTCTTATTTGTCACATCAAGGATGCCAACAAGGGGAGGATATTTTGCTCTCGTTGTTGTAATCCAAATTTTCTTGTTCTCGGGACCACCTCCTTGGCAGACTTGGTCCTCAGGAAGACACCGGTCTAGACAGGAGAATGGAATTTCAGCGCCATCAATTTCAAATTTCTTATAGTCTTTTGTCTTGAGAATAGGCATTTTTTCGGGTGACTTTTAGTTCTTGGTTTAAGTTATTCAATTTTTTACTAAATCTTTATTGTAATAAAATCTCTATGCATCTCATACTCAACTCCACTCTTCTTCAAAGAAAGCATCAAACATTCCTTATCTACATTTGACATTTTGTCCATAGAATAATCATCCGCAGCTCTGTATTCAAGATCAGGATATGCTGCAAATAAGTCTGCTTCAGAATATAAGACAGGTGATTGTGCCTTTCTAGCAGTCTCATATTGCTTCTGTTCTGTCTTCTTTCTACGTGTCTGTGATCTGTGGTTAAAAGCGCATCTAGAACCTTTGTCGCAAGGCATTGGTTTTCCTTTTTGAGGATTTCTCTTTCCACCAGGAAGTCTTTCTCTTTTATTAATCATCTTTCCAGCATGAAAATTGCACTCTTTTGGTCCATGGAACTTTTCACATGCATTTCGGCTGCAAGTGGCTCCACGAGAACAACGCGGCGCAACCTTATATTCAACAATTCCGTCACCAAAATTCTTAGCTTCCTGCGTTGCAGTACGGGATCTACTTCTTGATCTTGATCGTGATCTTGTCTTTGCCTTAGACTTGAAGAAATTAGGATCATTTTCTTCCATTATAACGGTCCAATTACGATTATTAAACTGTAAAAGTTTTGACATCCTATATTAGGTTTTGGAAATTTAAAATACTAAGATTAGAAATGCAGGCTTGCATTTTTTGTCTAGAAGATTTAACAGATATAACCCCATTAAATTTCTCTAAAGAAAGAATCTGTCCCTGTAAAATATATGCGCATGTTGATTGCTGGATGAAATATCAGTCGCATAAAGGTTATTTTGAATGCCCTATCTGTCATTTTACTATTGTTTCTTTAATTAGATCAGTTCCCATTAATATTCCCATTAATATTCCGACAGAACATATTATTTCAATTAATTTGTCTCAAGCACAACAAGGTATTAATTGTAATAACCGAGGACTGGTTGTGATAATTATATTATTTATTATTTTTATGACTACTTTTTCTGTTGTCTATATGACTAAGGCTTAAAATATATTAAATATTATTCGGAACTCATCTGTTTAATTTGTCTTACTAAATTAGGGATGCAATCTACGCATTTTCATAGAACTCATCAGACTAGAAAGAGTTTACATCATGTAACACATGCTTTAGCTCCAACAGAACGTCCTGTGCTCCAAACTTTTTGGACTGGCAAACATATCGGACGATTAGAAAGAGCATGTCTTCAATCTTACGTAAATCAAGGTTACACCGTGCATGTCTATACTTACTTACCTCTTGATGAATTTAGAGAACATATTCCTAGTCACGAACATATTCATGTTATTGATGCTCGTTTAATCCTTAATGAAGATCAACTCTTTGAATACCAAGGTCGTGCTCATCAGGGTAAGAGATCAAATGCTTACTCATTTTTGCCTTTTGCTGATCTTTTCCGTTTTACTATGTTACACAAGTTGGGTGGTAACTGGATGGACTTAGATATCTTTCTCTTGAAACCAATTCCTGCGGCAATTTGGAATCGTGATTATGTATTCTCATCTGAACGAACAATTCAAAAAGGTGCTTACAAGCAAAAGACTCCCGAAATTGTGGATATGGGATTCATCAAGGTTCCCGGTCCTGGTTCAGAGTTGACTACGTGGATTCTTGCACATATTCCTGAGAAACTTTTGGATTTAAAGACGCCTTTTGATTACATGAATTTATATCGTAAAGGTATTGCTGCGTGCAAGTTAGAGAAATTTGTTTTGCCGGCAAAGGCGTTTCTGCCCTTGAATTGGTGGGATGTTAAGGAGGCTTTTAATACGCGCGGTGGCTCTAATGCTGTCTGCTTTCCTAGCAAATATGGTGTTGATGGATTCTGCGTTCGTTCTCTGCGATCACCTAATGTGCTTGGCGTTCACTGGTTCCGCGCGATTCTAAGAAAAAGAGGCTTGCCTTATAATACTCTTAAAAATCGTAAGACTAAGAGTTCACTTTATGAAACTTTGATTCAACAAATTGAAGATGAAGGCGGTCTGCCACGCAATTCTATTTAATTATTTTCTTTTAGTAAAATGCCGCGCAAAACAAACGTTTATATACTTCGTCTTCTTGCAGGAAAATACTATGTTGGAACCTCGGTAAATCCTACAAAGAGAATTAAAGACCATTTTGCTGGAAGAGGTGCTGGTTGGACAAAACAGTACAAGCCTATTGGAGTTGAAGCGGTTCTTAATGGAGTTGATGTATTTACCGAAGATATGATGACTAAACACATGATGGCGGAGAAAGGTATTGATAATGTGCGTGGAGCATTCTATGTTCGTAATGAAATACCGGAACCCGAGCATAAAATGATTCAGCGTGAAATTTGGTCAGCAACTGGTGTTTGTATGCGTTGTGGTCGTGCCGGTCATTTTGCTCATGCATGCGAACATATAAGAGATATTGAAGGTCGTTTTATTACAAGTTGGCAGAAATGTGTGCATTGTGGCTCTTGGAAAGATGAAGTTTGCTCTGATAAAAATCACAATTTAAAATAGGATGTCTTGTGACCAATGTGCTAAAGTTGGAATTGCTAAATTTTGCAGCATGGGACAACCTTGTTTTCAGTGTAATGGCAGAAAAATTAAGTGCACATATGGTGTTCCTTTAACCGCTAATAATGTACTACAACCTTTTAAAGAAGCACTTACTAAAGGTGCTCAATCACCCAAAAAAGAATTTACATCTGCAGAAGTTGCCGCTGGTGCTGCGTCACGTGCAGGATCACCTGCTTATGAAGTATCAAATGCTGAAAATTCCAATGTGGAAGAGGCTAAACAAGCCGCATTAAGACAAGAAGTTGTTGCTATGACTAAGAAAAGTCAATTAAATAAAAATAATAAGAATAAAAAGAGAAAGTCTCGTAAGTCTCGTAAATCTAAACAGAGTAGAAAACTTAAACACAAGTAAGTAAACAGGGAAGATTCTTCTTAAAAGAGGTATATGCCTTGAGATAAAGAGCACCTGTTCCTGGATAGTACAAAGAATTCTTCCACCTTGGAATAATTCTTTTGATTGTAAGCAGCCAAAACCTTAGTAAAATCTTTGTTAATCTCTGCTTCTTTTGAAGATCTGGGTTTTTTGCTGCAAGAGATGTGTAAAATTTGTAATACTCAAGAGGAACCACCTTTCGGATCTCTGTAAGAATGTGCCCAGTCCTTGGAAGGGAAAAGAAATACTCCAACTCTTTAAACTTATCGCTCTTACCTAAAATCATAATTGTATGAGAAGGATTTGTTGGATCAAATGCGTTTGATTCTACAAACTGCTTGAGATAGCGGGGCTTCTTGAAGATAAAGAGTCTTAAAACCTGTGTCTGCAACTTATAATAGTTTGGAGTAATCTTGAAAATCTCAAGAATCATTTCATAACGGTGCAAAAGAATCGCTTTGGAGACCCAAATATCATATTCATCTTCATAGATACGCACTCCTTTGTATCGGATCTGCTCAAGTGCATCTTGCAGATTATAAAGTGATGACTTCGGATTGTTAATTGCATTTGTTACCTTCTTAATTAGCCGCTCCTCATTCACAATCTTAGAAGGCATTTTGACGACACCCTATATTCTTATAGGGTTTTAATTCAATTTTTTGGGGCCATAAGATAATTAAACTTACATAATATAGGATGAGCGAAAATACTAGAACAAAGTTAAAAAATTTACTAGTTGAAAAACACGGTTCGGCAACTTATGCTTTTTACCGTAAAATCCAAGAAGAGCTTCCAGATAAATTTTTAGTAGGTTCTTCTTATGATAAAAATAATGCGGAAATTGAAATAATCTTAGATGAAATTAGTAAATTATTTACACATCCATCTGGAATGTCTAGTAAAGAATATTATAATAGTTTATCTGAAGGAAAAAAAAGTTCTTTTTTTTCAAATTATAGATCTAAGCCTGTCTTAAATGACTTGCGAAGAGTATATGGTGTACCTCCTCCTATGGTTCCACGTGCATCAACTCCTCCTTCAGCAAGTGACAGACAACAGGCTTTATTACAAGCAACACCTCCCCGCCCTTCCCGCAGAAGTCGTAAGACTCTTATGAGAAAATCCCGCAAAAATAGAAAGTAAATTGACTACATCTTAGCATCTAAGATAAGGTCAAATTATAGAATAGGATGCAAGAGGCATTTTTTGATACTCCTGACTTGATTGAATTCCTTGAACAAAATAAAATGATGGCTGAATTTGAAAGAGTTATAAATAATGACGGACCTTTAGAATTCACGCAGGAAAATATTCTAGGTGATTATTTTACTGATAAACGCAATATTCGTTATTTTATCATTTGGAAAAGAAAAAGAATTATTTTTACTGCAAGAATGTTCTTACCTTTCGGAAAAGGAACAACTGGCATAATTACAATGGTTCATACAGATAAAGAATATAGAAGAAAAGGTATCTGTTCATCCTCTTTTAAAAAGATATTTCAAGAATATCCTGTTAAAAAATGGTATTTAGAACTTCATAAAGATAATATTTCGGCATTTCTAGCATATATGAAAATTGGATTTGTTCCTACTACTAAACAGCATAATCCTGATATTATTTGTATGTCTTACTCATAGTCCCGAAAAGTAATTCCAACCGGGAAACGTGGAATGTTATCCTCCGACAACTCTTGGTACCTAACAGTCAACTCCTTTCCAACATATGACTGTGCCTTCTTGAAGAGAGCAGCCCTTTCCTCATGCGTTCCCCTCGGCCTAACATGAAACTCCTTACCCTCCTTTGTCTTGCAGATCCAAATGACTAGACCCTTCTCAATACCCTGTCCATCTGTGAAGCCAATAACCGGATACTCAGCATCCTCAAACTCCTTGTACTTCTGCAGATCATTGGACCGAGAACCCAACTGATATAGACCCTGTTTGTTCCTTACCATCAGACCCTCATTGCCCTCTAGCACAAACTTGTCATGAAACCCCTTCAGATCTTCCTTCTTCTTGCACTCTTCAGTGGGTAGAAGGTGAACCTGCGTAAACTTGTTCTTTGAGAAGAAATCCTTAAGAGTTGCAAGACGCTCCTCAAACGGCTGGTCATTCACGCAGTCATAGACCCACAGATTCACAAACTTAAGCTGCTCCTTATCTTCAGCCGTGAACTTCTTCTTCTTGACAAGACCTACAAACTGCTGGAATGACAACTTTGTAGAATAGACCTCTCCATCCAGAATCAGACCTGCCTTGGTAGCAGGAGCAAGTTCGGCAATAATATGCTCTAGACCTGTGAATGCCTTGCCATTGCGGCTAGTTAGAGCATTATTGAAGAAGATTGAGCGAACTCCGTCCAACTTCGCCTGCACATAGCATGGAAAGATGATTTTCTTACCCGCCTTGTGATAATCTAGCGCAAGCATAGGACTAATTGTCTTGTGCGCTGCAACAGCATTATCGGATGCTAGACCCGGAACCTGTGCATTACCCAGGTTCTCAGCATATCCACCTTCAACCTTTCCCTGCCATGTTGACTGTGCATCTAGCAGAGCCTGCTCATAAGGTGTAGTCTCGTTCTTCTTGCCGAGATTCTTGCCCTTTGTGATCTCCTTCTCATTTACAACCGTCTTTCCATCAAGATAGCCGTAGGAGACGCGGATTAGAGCAGTTCCTCCTCCTGCTGCAGCAGGGCCCTGCTTAATTACTTCAATTTGCCAGATCTGGGTCTTACCAGTCTTGGACTTGCTATACAGCTTGGGAAAATTACCATTTGCGGGAGTTGCCATCTTATATTTTCTTGTTATCTCTACTTCAAGTCTTGTGGGGGCTAGTAATTCAATTTTTTGATTGCGGCTTTCTGCTGTCACTAGACGACCATTTGTTGTTGACAGACGACCATTTGCTGCATTCAGACGACCATTTGTTGTCTGTAGACTACTATTTGTTGCATTCAGACGTCTGTTACCAGCAAATGCCGCTTCAAGACTGTCATTCCATTCAGCAGATTTTGATTCTAATTGACGTGAAAAACGGGTTAACCAGTTCTTTCTTTCTCTAATTTCAGGAGCATTTACTTTTGTTTTTGAGTATAAATTAATGACTTTTTTAAGAGTCAAGCGGTTCTTATTAATATTTCTTGAATTACGGGTCTTTGCTCTTTGAATAATTGGTTCTAGCCTAGAATCAATTATTTCGCCAAAGGTGGCTGGTTTATTCTTTAAGATTGGATCCATCCTATCTAGTTAGATGATTATTCCGCCTTTGCCTTTTGTTGCGGGGCAAAAGGAACAAAGTTATTTAGACGCTTGAGGTTTCCTACATTGGCTTTTCTTGAGATAGCACGCACTTCCGTGTAACCATCCTTCTTCTTGGCCTCCCAGAGAATTAATGCATCTCTTAGCGCCTGCTCACGAGGAGAACGACCCGCGGCACCAGTGGTAATTGTCTTGGAGTGGGAAGACATCTTTCCACCCTCTGTGCCGTGAAGTGTTGTAATAGTAGCCTGTCCTCTGCTCCTTTGCTCAACCTTGATGAACCAGAGATACTTTGTCGTATTAACCATCTTCATTAGCATAGCAAATGAACCTGTAGCAGGGGGAGCACCTACTGCTCTACGAGTGTATCCACGCTTTGATGCACCCAAAAGATTGCCTAATGTTGCCCCAGCAGCTGACTTGGACACCTTTCTAGAGGCTCTTGATCCACGGCTTTCCCTGCTTGAACGACTTGACTTGCGGCTCTCTCTGCTGGCACGGCTTGACTTACGAGATGCACGGGATCCACGAGATCCACGGGATGAGGCACGAGATCCTGCAGGTGAAGGCGGCGCGGAGTGCTCCAAAGATGTAGCTAATGTCTTAACCCACTGTGCGTGACCCATTGCCTTTTCGCCTACTGTTGATCTCATACTACCATCTTTCTTGTACCAACGGGAAGCGGCCTGCTGGGCCAAGGCAAGATTCGCCTTACGGTTGTCTCCACGACGCGTGTATCTACCAGAAACAACACCACCTTGGATTCTATCAATCAGAGGCGGAACAACGGTACCCGTCATCTCAGGT